AATACCTAATCTTCTTTTTGTTGGTAATCCTGGTACTGGTAAGACCACCCTTGCTAGAGTTATTGTTAACGATATTCTCGGATGTAATTACCTTTATATTAATGCTTCTGATGAGTCTGGTATTGATACTATTCGACATAATATCACTAATTTTGCACAAACTAAGTCTTTTGATGGCGGGGTTAAGGTCGTTATTCTAGATGAGGCTGATGGTCTCACTTCACAGGCGCAAGCTGCTTTGCGTAATACTATGGAGACGTATGCTAAGTACTGTCGGTTTATCCTTACTGCAAATTACAAACATAAAATTATACCAGCTCTACAATCAAGATGTCAATCACTAACTATTAAACCTGTTGTTGAATTAGCAGTTAAAAGATGTTATAATATTCTTAAAGATGAAAATGTTAAAGTACCGGAAGAGCAAAAGAAGAAGTTTGTCCAACTTGTCAAGCGTCACTTCCCCGATTTACGGAAAACGATCAACGAGCTACAGAAGAACGTCATTGATTCAGAGTTGTGTATTACTAGCGTTGTTAGTGATAACGAGCTGCTCGAAGCCGTTTTCAAAAAAATAGCTTCTAAGCAATGTTTAGAAGCAAGAAGGTATCTAATTGAAAACGAAGACAGATTTCAAGGTGATTATGATACTTTATTAAGTAACTATCTAAATTTTATCTACTCTGCTAATATCGATGATATCAAAAAGAAAGAGATGATTGCTATTATTGCAGATCATCTCTATAAAAGTGCGTTTGTAGTAGATAAAGAGATTAACGCCTTTGCTTGTTTAGTTAACCTAGAAAGAGTTTAAGCTCCTTTTATTTTAAGTCAGAAAGATACTGTTTTGTATATGTCGCAGCTTCTGGAGAAGGTGTAGCTGGCTCGCTTGGAATTACCGTATTTTGTTTCGGTAAAGATCTTTCCGTTGGAGTGAGACCATGTGGCTCAGTACCACCTCTATCAGTTCTATTTGAAATTTGCTCTTCATCCTCAACATATTCTTCTGGTTTAATGTTTACCTTATCTTTTCTTCTTATAGCATCAGGAATAGGTAAGAGATTTGGAGCATATTGTACAGCGTGTCCGAGTAGACCGGGTACTGTAACATGGTATGAATATCTACCACCACCTTCATCTAGAGCGAGATTTAAATTTACATCTAAGGAAGACTGTTGCGAACTAGCAGGGTAACGAGTAGGTGATGTATCTTTAATACCGGTAACTCTAATATGAAGACCGGATTCTTTCATTTTAGTTAAAAGATCTTTTGTAGCTTTTGGAAGTTCTTTATAACAATCAGTTGATTCATAGTCATCATTAAACTCAAAAACGTCACCAACGAGGAAGCCCCCACGCTCGTATCTTCTCATATAAGATTCATGCAAGTTTACAAACTTTTTATCTGCCATAATATTATTTATGCAGACCTGCAAATAATCACACGGTATAGGGTAACTTAATCTCTAAGAAATTCTGCTATAGTATGAAACGCTGTAAAAACGTCAGTATCGTCTTCTATAGCAAGACCTAGATCTTCTTCAATTTCGAAAGAGTGTGTTGTATATACGGACTTTTCATGAACAAATCGACCGTCTTTAATATACACCCGCCCTTCTCTAGGTTTAGGAAGATTTAAGGCTGCATAAACTTCTTCTTTAAGAGCAGATACTAGTTCTGACACTGTTATCTCTACATCTACTTCGGTCTTTCCTTTAACACGCATACTATAATTATATTATAGTTCCTTAATTTCGATTTACCACTAAGGTATTAAATATTATAAATGGCTCTAATTAAGATAAAGGACGTATCAATAGACAAAGGTGGCGAAGCAGCCTTAGAAGGAGGCTATCTTTACAAGGATCTCTTTTTAGACCTTGTACCTGAAGTATATTATAATAAACAGCTTAAGAAAAATGTAATTTTAAAAGATGTTCAAGGGTCGTATGATTTACAAGCCATTAAAAATAGTATTATAAATATATTTTTAACTTCACCTGGTCAAAAAATCTTAAATCCAGAATTTGGTTTAGATTTGAGAAGATATCTATTTGATCCTGTAAATAGCTCCACTGCTTATAAAATTAAATATGATATTGATACCTTACTACCTTCACAAGAACCACGTATACAACTAGAAAATGTTAATGTAGATGCTATTACAGACGCACAAGAATATTATATTGAAATGCAAATAAACATTCCCTCATTAGATGCTTATGGGATAACTCTCAAATCATTATTAAATAGTAACGGATACTACGTATTATAGCCATGCCAACTAACACAAACGAGACATCAAATAAGTTTTTAGATTTTAATCTTCCGCAGGACGCGTATGTTGCGTTTGATGCTGTAAGTTTAAAAGACTATATCATTAACCGGTTAGACGAGAATCAAAAATTTACAGATCAAAACTACGAAGGTAGTAACTTAGCAGCAGTTATTGATATAATTGCTTATTCGTATCATGTTCTTCTATTCTACTTAAACAATACAGCAGCTGAAGTAAATTTTGATCAAGCTACTCTATACGAGAACATGAATAAGATTGTTAAGTTGATTGGTTATAAACCAGCTGGTAAACAAACTTCAATCGTGCCTATAAACGCCGTCGCATCTGCTTCACTACCTATAGGCAATTACACTATTCGTAAATATTCGTATTTTTTAGCTGATGGGGTACAGTATAATTTTAACAAAGATATATCTTTTAATAAATCAACTAATGGTGTAGAGACATTACAAAGTGTAAATGATGAAACAATATTATACCAAGGTACAATAAAAGAGTATCCAGATTACACTGCTCAAGGAGAAGAGTTTGAAATTCTACCTGTTGTGGTTGATAACATTGTTGATAGTAATAGTGATAAATTTATTGCTGATGGTACATTGAGCGTTTATGTTAAAGAAACGAGTAACAACACATATTATGAGTATGAAGTTATAGAAAGCTTATACCTTACAAAGTCAGTTGATAGAGTTTGTGAGTTGAGATTAAACGAATACGGTCACTACGAAGTAAAATTTGGAAATGGTGTGTTTGGTAAGAAGCTTGATGAGGGAGATATAGTATCAGTAAACTATATACAATCTGATAATACCGCTGGTGTTATTAGTAAGAATATTATCAACGGTAATAAGCTGTTTGTTTATGACTCTACAAGACAGCGTGAATTGTTTCAAGACTTATATCCAAACAAAGATGAAACTACCTTTTTAAATATTACTAATAGTCCAAAAATTACATTTAATAACCCACTCAACTCTTCTGCGCTATCTACAGAAGAAACAGTAGAGCAGATTAGACAAAATGCTCCAAAAATGTTTTCTTCGCAACTAAGATTGGTTACGGAGGGTGATTATCAATCATTTTTACAAAAAAATCTAGCCAACATTGTCTCTAGTACAAAAGTTGTTAGTAATGATAGTTATATTAATGAATATATACAATATTTTTACGACATATGTGTCGATCCAAATAAAGTTAATAGAGTAATAATTAATCAAGTTAATTTCGCTGATTCATGTGACTTTAATAACATAAATGTTTTTGTCGTACCTAAATTTAAAATAACAGAGGATAAATCTTACCCGCCTTTTTTGAGTAACTCGTTTAAAAATTATATTGTTACTCAAACGCAAGATAGAAAAATGTTATCGAATACTGTTGTACCGCGAGATCCTATTTACATGGCTTTTGGATTAGGTATAGGCGATGCATCAGATTTAACATTGGATATACTTGATCAAACAAAATTATATGCTGTAAGAGAGACAAATAATAAAATTAATAAGACAACTTTAAAGACAAGAATTGGTAGTTTGATTAAAAAGTTTTTTAATCCTGATGATAATGTGTTAGGTGGTAATTTAAAATTAATAAATCTTGCTAATGATATACTTTCTTTAGAGGGAATAAAACGAATCGAAACTAGGAATGAATCAACAGGAGAAATCTTTACCGGTGGTGTTTCGTTTTTATCATTCAATCCACAGTATCCAGATAGTGACATAGAATTAGTGAATCAAGATAAGACATTACCGTTTTTTAAGTTTCCATATTTATATTCGCCACTATCTGTAGCTGATCGCATTGTTATAACAGATGAGTAATATACAAGTTAATTATGCAACCTTTGATGTAGAAGATTATAAGCGTGAAGCTAAATTATCTTCATACAATCTACCCTTTACACCGCTTACATTTAAAGCGCGTATACCTAGCTCTCTAGGCGGTGAAGCTGTAACTACACAATATAATACTCTTAAAGCAACCTTCGACTTTGGTGATGGTACCTACGGTAACACACTAACAAGTATACACGCATACCAATATCCAGGCGTATACAATGTTCGAATGATTTTACGGGATTGTGATAACAATAGTATATTAGCGTCATATAGTACTAATGTCACAATACATGATTATATTACTAATACTTTTACTTTAACAGCAGGTCCGACTAAATCTAATATATTAGAATTATCAGCAGGTGAATTTTCTAACCCAATAACAATTAATTCCCAGACGCCCTTTTATCAAGATTTTCAAGATATCTATTTTTCTGTATCAGGGTGTGATGTACCTAACTTTTTTAATCTAAAACCAAATAAATTTAATAACCTTAGAGCATTTCACTCGTTTTATAAGAAAAACTACATTGACACGCTATCGGGATTTGAATATGAAGAGATAAAGAAAATGTCTTTATCATCTACAAACATATATATACGTTTAAGTGGAAACAATCATACATCAGGTAAAGGACCAACAGCTTTCTCTATAGTTAACACTATTAGTTCACATATTTCAAGCTTTCACGCTGGTAGCTCTGGTAAAGATATATTTTATTTTAAAACTGACAAACAAAAACAACCCTATAGACCTATTAACATATCTCTCTTTAAAGATAGAGATAATATTTTTTCAGATACTACATCTGGGTTTAAGAATAACGATTATTCAAATAACTTTACTATTGCTCTCTCTTCTTTAGTTGGAACGGTTTCTTCGCAAACTATTAGTAGTATAGCAATCACATCAAATGGTATACCTGGTGAAGGTGACAGTGTCACAACTTTTGAAGTTTCACCAGTTCAATTTAAAGGGTTAGGTATCCCGTTTATTTTATCACCAAAGAACACAGGTTATTATACAATGAAGTCGTTGTCAAGTAACACAACACCTACATTCGAATTGTTATCTGGAACATCACCAGAAATTATACCTGGAGTCAGTGGTGTTGTTGTATCCACAACTCATTATGATATACAGAGTTTAAGTGGCGCGCCTTTATCTGCTTTTGATACAAGATTTTGGTATAGAGGTTTGTTAACATTTAATGACAAGACCTTAGCGACACTTTCTGGTAAACCATCTGTATTAACTTTAAGCGCCAAATGTTTATATGAAGATACTGCTACGAGCCCAACGTTAAAAAATACTGTAACTGGTTTTGCTCCATTTACCTGTTACCCTAAAAATTATTATGAAGCTTATAAACAAAATGAAAATTTTGATTTTGAGCAAACAATAAAAGATTTAAGATTTCAAGAAATATTATTAGATAAAGATATACTATTTACGGATTTTATAGGTACTATATTTGGTAGTGTTAGTAGCGATTATACTGTTCTTGGTAAAAAGTTATGGTCAAAGATACAAAACTTTACATCAAATACTAATGATATAGATTATTGTGATATAACATCTCTTATTAATTTAGCTAGTTTAACAGATGATGATGGTATAGTATTTGATAGAGCTTTGGCCCAGCAACCGGAGATGGTAGATAGGTTAATGAGTGTCTTAAGTGTTAACTATAATAAATTTAGAGGTACACAAAATAAATTTGATGAAAATTATAACCCTCAAGGACATACGACAAAAGCCACATATGGTAAAAATTTAGATGGGTTGTTAAATACATCAACATATGAAGTATCTGCCGGTACAGATATAGTAGCTTATGAAAAATTTAGTGAAACGTATACAAGGTTAAATACATATCAACCTCTATGTGCACTAAGTGGTGGGTCTGGTGAGTTTGGCGCAGCATATTCACGTTCACGTAATACAAATACATATATGTTAAGTGATTTTAGTACAACCGTACCTACAGGATCTGCTATAACGAGTAGTGGCTCGTATTGGGGGTGGCCTTTAGTATTACCAACGTCGTATGATACAACAGAAGTAGATAAATTTTATAAATTTTACAGTCTATCTGCTGGGTTTGATAATACTATAGAAGGAGGGTTAATTGATTATAAAAATGGCTTAACAACACTCGATTATAGTACACCACTCAGTTCACTAGAGGGTGATAACAATGTATTTGATGTTATGATTCGAAACTCCTTATTTAGTAGTCTATCTCTGTTCTAGAGATAAATATGTTTAATGGATACTATTGTTACAGGCTACCCTGAAGTAGATTTATCTATAACTAATCCTAATGTAAAGCGTGATGATGCATTAGATAGGTTTACTCCATTTTCTTTTGTTCAGTTTATAGAAACTGTAACTGAGCAATATAATCCGGATACACTAACTGGATTTTATAATACGTATATTAGTAGATGGAATACACAAATTGAAGGTAAAGATAGTGATAATAAAGATATAATAATTGAACGATATCGTGACTTCTTAAAAGATATTACTTTAAATTTTTCTACTAATGCAGAGCGAAGATATCTTACACAGTTAGATTTTTCAGACGCGCATGATTTAGAAGTAGCGATGTCTTTTTACAGTAAAAAGATACGAAGTATTATATCATACTACAAAAGCAAAAGACAGAAGCTACATTACGCATCTACAAAAGCAAAAGTAAAAGGTAGTACATTAGGCGCAGAGCAGGCTGCTATAGATCTTATTTTAGAATTTTTAGAAAATCGAAGTACAGCTGCTAAGGACTACGATATAGATAAAATTAAAGAAAAGTTATCAATATCTATGACAGAGTATTTCGATAACTTCGCACAATACTTTAATAGGGATCCTAACGCGTCATCTTATGGTGAAACTTTTAAAGGTTACGATCCTTTACAAACACCACGGGATAATATATTTTTATCAGATGATGAGTCTCTTATACAACAAGTTTTTGCTAATGTCGCGAGTGATTTAATTGAGCTTAAAGAAGCTCAGCAAACTTTAAATTTTAACATAAAAGAAGATTCATTATTCAATAATAAAAGAAAGCTTACAGAAAAGTTTATGGGGGCTGACTTCTATTATATTGCAACAGATGACGATGGACATCCGGAGCTAGATGAAAACAACAATATAAAAATGTTGTTTAAAGCTGAAAAACCATATGCTAATTTCTTAAATCAAGATTTTCCATCAACTGCGTCAGTTTTTTCTAATGATATAATTAGTAAGCGAGATCTAGGATTTTTTAGACCGCAAAATTCTGCAATTGTAGTTATCGAGGGTAAGAGATTACAATTTTTTACAAGAAAAAAATACCCACCAAATCAATTATATATTTTTCCTGATCCTAGTTTATTTACAAATACAGAAAATGTTCTTACATTTATTATTGATACATCACGCGCCATTAATAACGCAAGTAAGGGTATTGCAGTTAATCAGCCCAACACAGATAGAGACAGTACCGCTTTTATAGGTTATAATTCTGAAATGGGGCAGGATAGAAACTTAAATACTGATCTATCTTATCTATTCGATGAAGGTTATATTTATGATGGTAAAAAGGATCTCATCGGTAATATATTTGGGTTAGTAAAGGACTCAAATTACTATAGAAATAATGTAACACTTGAAACGCGTAAACAGGTTAAGAGTCTGTTAATGAATGGTTATCAGTTTTTTGATGATCTATACGGTGAAGGATATAAATTTTCTTATAAAACAGCTGACTCGTCTACATTTTCTGAAACTATAAGATCCGGATTATCTACATTCACTAATGGGTTTACAGGTAGAGGGCCTGCTGACTTATTACCTGATACGCCTGGTAGCTGGACGAGCTTCCCAACTTCTGCTTATAATATATTTTACAGATATTTTAACCCATATCAAGGGCTAAAAGAGCCATCTAATTACTTAGAAGTTGACTATAAGAGACCGGAGGGCTTAGTCATAGATGCAGATGTAAAGGAGGGAGCATATTTTGCCTTTTCAGATACAGAAGCTCTCGTAGACCCAACAAGTGCAACTGATATAGGTGTGTCAAATGTTTCAGATTTAAGCTCCTACGCTACAAGCACTGCACAATTTTATTTTTCAGAACTAGCTGAAGCGGGTATCGGGTTGTTTAACTCAAATCCGCCGTACCCTGCTTCGTTTCCTAATAAGACTATCTTCACAGCGTTATGTGATCCAACTGATGCTTTTACTAAAAGTCTTGTAGGTAACTTTAGTTACAATGTACGTTTATCTGGTGGGTCTGGAAACTCAGGGAATGATGTTAAAAATTATGACGGTGGGTTGTTTACAGATAATATAATATTCAATTATTCACAAAATAGAGAGACATTTGATTATAATACTGACGTCTTTGCAAAGACGTCTATTGCAGATGTAACATCAGCGACTTCAAGATTTTTTAATAAGAGAGAGCATTTAGGTAAAATATATGTTAAAAATATAAACAAAGCGTGGAACGCGCCAGCGGTACAAGAGCTTACAGAAACACTACCATATCTCTCCACTAAATATAACAAAGCGGTTTGTAATGAATTATCTACAGCTGTGGTTAATTTTGATATCTTCTATAATACACTTTTTATTGAGACAAGTAGTTATGTAGTTATTGAAAGAACTAACTATGACAAAGATACGTTTGAAACACCAAACACATTTACCAATTCTTTAACAATAAATACAAACTTTTTTGATAAAGCTAGTAATAGATTAAAAGTTGAGGATAATGTTTTTTATTGTCGAATGGCGAGGCAGCAAGTAAATTATAAAGGTGATAATTTTTACCCAGAAATTTACAGATATAATTATACAAAAGATAGTAGCGAACAAATATACCCAACAGCTGGTAACTCTGTTCTTTCGTCAGCAGCATATTTTGCATTAACGGCTGATGATTCTGTATACATTGAATGTAGTCGCCCGCAACTAACCTATAGCAGTGATAATAATCAATTTAATCTCGCTGTAATCTTAAAGGATCAGAATAAAGGCCCAGTTTTATTAAATTATCTCTTTGAGTATGTTGATGACATTAAGTTTTTAAATACAGAGGCGTATGTATGTAATAATAGTAGATTTACCTTTAACTTTACTCAATCTGCAAAAAATATACGTAATTTAAATAATATTAATTTTGTACTATCGTCTATCGTACCTACACTTACAACAACATACGTTACCCCTTCACCTTTATCCGGAGCAGCTTTAATACTATGAATACTTTTACTCTCTCTTTATCTACAACACAAGCTGGTGATTCTACACTCTATGAAACTATTGATCTTTTCGATGTTACTAGCTTTAATATAAATTTGGTAGATATATTTACCGATACATTTCCAAATTATCTAGCAATTGATTGGGGCGACGGTACACCTGTACTAGAGCCCAATGTTACTATTTTTCGCGACTATTTAAAGGATTCAATATATCCTGAAGTAAATAGAGGTATTGCACCAAAATATCTATCAGATCTATATAATCATATATACGAGCCGTCTAATTATGCGCTTAACAAGTCTGTAGTATTAAAAATTAATGTGGGGTATGTTACAGGTGAAACGACGCAATTAAGCGCACCTATAAATATACGAACGGGCGGTTATTATCAAACTGTTGAAGATATTGACTTAGTAGGGCTGGATCTCTTAAACAAAAGCTATAATAGCTCTAGATTTACATTTCTTACTAAAAAAGATAATTATATAGTTCAATTGGATAACGAATCTTATAAAGAAGACACAGCATAAATATTGTTAATGGGATCTTTAGTAAAATCTAGTCTAAGTGCACTTAGCTCAGCAGAGGCTAGCTTTTGTCCGATGAATATTGAATTAGATCAATTTCCACGGACATTTAATGGCGGCTTTAAGATAAATTTTATTCAAGCTCTCTCTAGCTCACAAAGCTTTAAAAATTTAAATTATACTAACTTTTATCTTACTAATAATGTTTTATTAGATAGCGTTACAACATATAACGCACCAAAAATAAAGCCGAAAAAATATACATCGACGTTAAATTTTGGAATTAGCGCTACGGCTTTTTGTACCTTCAAACAAGCTTCCTTAAGCACGTTTAAAATACAAAATAATATTTACGAAGCAGAAAATTATGGGACAACATCAATTAGCTCTGAGAAGGGTGATGTTTTTGAAATTGAATTAGTGGATGATTTCAATTGTAGAGTTGCAACACGTGTTAACAATATTCGATATTTTCTTGTTGTAGAAGATGATAACACTAGCGAGTTTAAAGATACACGTGAAGTATTATTTGTTGCAGAAAGTCAGTTACCTTTATCAGGCTTTAATCTAAACTACAACTTATGTAAATATACATCAATAAGCTATATTAATTTATATTCAACAAAAGCTAAATCTGGTACCCGGACGGTTTACGCCCTAACGAGTGATGGAAATAAGGTTGTAGCTACAAGATTAAATCCAATAAATCAATATAATGAACTTGCAGTTACAGCTTTTAGTATAAGACTGGATCAGGAATTAAATTTAACTCTACCGTCTCCGTATAATACATCATATATAACATATGATAATTCCGGTAAGGTTAAAAATGCAGCAAGCGATTTTAATTTACCCTCTAACTACTTATTTTATAGTTCGAGTAACAACGATAAGCAGGTTTTTAATTTTTTAACTTTAAAAAATATAGTAAATACACAAGATTCATTTACATCATCAAATAACCTCCTATCTACATCTGAAACTACTACCTTTGCGCAAAATTTAAGAAACTATACTAGTATTTTTTCTGACGTAGATAGTGAAGAAAATGAAACATTAGCATTAAACTATATTTACAATAATTATGATATAGTTATTAGGTCAGGCACGACACGCTTTACAACACCATCTTCACTTCAACCCTTTGATAAGATTAATATCAATGATACAAAATTTGCAGATTGTGGTTCTTTTTCATTCGTTACGCCAGATTTATCAGATAGGGTATACAGTTTAGATGATAACTCTATTAAAGGTGAAAATGTAACCTACTTATGTACGTGGTTATCTGGTGGTATAGGTAAACGCGGAACGTGGGTAGATAGATATTTTTATCCTGATTTAGTCACAAAAGAAGAAGCTTTAGGCGGAGTTGGATCATTTAATGTAACTTATGATCAAGCTGTTGAAAACTTAATTATGACTAATTCAGATCTTAAGACGTCGGTAACTGAAAAATATTATTTTGATAAAAAGAGTGATTTAGTTTTTGAACCATCAAAAAGATACAAATATGTGAGAATTGCAAAACAAGATTTTACTAAAAAATCTCCGACAAATTTTTGCGAAACTTCGGTTGTAAATAGAAAGGTTAATAATTACTTTTCTAATATAAATGAAAATGGTGGTTTTGGATTAGGATTTACAATACAAAACGATACAAATGATTTTTATATAGAGTCGGAATATAATTCAATTGACGGTGGTATTTGTTTTAAGAAAAATGGAAAAACTTGTAAGTTTACCTATAAGTTATTTGATAATAGCACCGAAGGTTTAAGTTTATCAGCTAGGATTGCGCAAACAACGTATGAGTATGAATTTGATATTGATTTATTTGAACAAAATAATGTTTTCTTATCTTTTGATGCTGTATTAGGTGAGTTTAAATTATATTTAAATTCAATTGAGTTGTATACATTTGAAATTAACGCTTTTCAAATGTATACTAAACGACTTCTATTTGGTGATATTTTCATATATTATATGAATGAGGATAATGAGCAACAAAGTATAGAAATATTACGTAATGCTGCTAGCGACCCGGAAGATAGAATAGCTATTGATAATCTATATCTCTCCCTCGAACCTCTTAATGAGAATGAACGATTAGCTTTCTTGTTTAATTCCAGTCTTAATAATATACAAGATATTACTATATCTCTACCGTGTGGTCAGAGAAATTTAACAGACAACATACAATTAGTAAACTCGATTAATACAAATCTCAAACATAAGAGTAATGCGGTGGATATTAACATTAAGAATTTAAATATAACAGACAGTAGTATTCGCGATGAGGTTAAAAATATTATTTTAACAAACATTAAAAACTCTATTCCTAAAACAACTAATATTAACGAGGTTAAATTTATAAACTATAAAAAATGATTGAATATTTTAAATATGCTGCTACTGGTAGTTTTACCTTAAGTGGTGCACCATATACGGGATTTGTTAACGTAAGAGATGGTGTAGCTTATACCGGTAAATCACTTACTCAGTCTTCACAAATTTTACAATCTACTGATACTTTTTTCGCAAATAGTATTTTACATGAATTAGAGTTTGATAGAACAACAACACCTACTGTAGAGTCCGACATACTAACTAGACCTGTTATATCTCCGAGAAGTGTAATTGATCAATCTTTTATTGATACAAATTTAGGTATTTTAAATCAAAACAATCTTAATTTATATGCATTAAATATAACATCGCGAAATGATTTGCTTAACTTTAAAAATTCTGCAAAAAATGGAAATGCATACTTTTTGGGGCTATCGAGTGGTAAAAATGATACACGTAATGATGATACAAAACTAGCTAAAGATAATCAATTTCCTATACAAATAGACCCGTTTAGTTTTATTGATAAAATACAAGGTGTAAGTGTATTGGATGATACTATCGATAGCACTCTTTTTGTTTATAATAATGAAACGTATTTTTATTTTACGACAACCTCTTCATCATCGCACACCTTTTCAGGTAGTTTTGTTAAGAACAGTACTCTAGTGCCTATTACACCTGATGAGGATACAGGTGAAACTTTATTTAAAGGTGGTACTAGGTTTACATATGACAATTCAACGGATATATTATATAGCTTGTCTGCTGGTTCTGCAGAAATAAATCTTAATTTATACGATAATAGCTTTGTTAATCCTTGCGGTAAGTTAAAATTAGTAGATAAAATATCCTTACGAGAAAATATTATTGATGAAACAGTTAAAATAGGAAATAATTTATTAGGGTATAGATACCGGGAGGACGGGGAAGAGAATAATACAATTGCTATTTCTATTAGGAATAAGTACTCGAATAAATTAATTGCAACAATCACAGCCGAGGAAGATGAAAGTATAGTTTCTTTTGATATAAGAGACTCGGATGATTCTATTTTAATTTTAACCGAGCCGGGTCAGGTACCACCAGAAGTTAGTGAAAAAGACACTAGCGGTGAAGGTGTATTTTACCTATATCAATTAGACGCTGAAAAAATAACTAATCTAAGTTCGAGTTTAAATCCAAAATGTGTATTTAGACATAGACCAACATATGAGTTTTCTGCAGTTGAGGGAGATGATATTAATATATTTTTCTCTCAAAACGATTCAAACGTCTTTATAATAAATGATAGGGGATTTATAACAACAAGATTTATATCGAATCCTGAAGAAGTTTCTGGCTTTGCAGATCCAGATAATTTACAATATCTCCCCGATATGTATTTTGATAACACAGGGGAGAGATTTAATTTAATTGAAAAGAAGTTTAATTCTAATACACTTAGATCAAACTACTTTAATTACATAAATTATATAGTATCAAAAAATGAAACTGATCTATTTTTTCTTCTACATAATATAGGCCGTATATATTTGTTTAAAGAAAGCAATTTATTGTATCAAAATTTTGTACCACTCGATCTTAAGAATTTGTATGAAAAAATTACTAGTTGTGAGTCCAGTTTAGGAAGTACATTGAATAGTGAGATACAAAACATTATTAAAGATACGGTAAATATCTTTTTAAGCCTTAGTCTTATACCAGCTGCAACAATATCAGCTGGTATACCTATACTAAGAGATTATATAACATATAAAGGGTTAGACATTAATTTTAGAGATATCGAGTTTCATGAAAACGAAGCAGTAGATTATAATGTTGTTTCTCGTGTAATCAATCAACTTTTTGAGCTACAGCAACAAGTTTTAAATAGTATAATAGATAAAACAGAATTATTAGAAGAACCGGAGGAGGACTTTTTCGGTGAAATTGTAATCGGTGAGACTGAATTTGATGAAATAAACCCAGGTAGTACTGATAGTGGTTCTCCTAATTACTAAGATAAATATAGATAATGCCAGAGAGTCTTTCACAACAACGTATATCAGATCAATACACATCTCTATTACATATAAGCGGTGGTAGTATTGCTTCTTGGGATAGGCGTAGCGCTGGAGAACATCCAGCTAAAGTGGCAAAAGTATACGACGGTGCTGGAAATGTTACTGGTATTTCTTTAAGTTCAGCAGACGATAGATTTATTATTAATAACTTCACTAAGCCTATAGGCTGGTCCTATCAAAAAGAGTGGTTGGATGCTTTTTTTCCTATTAATGTTATAATAATGACAACAAATTTTGTAAACCCAGGAACGAGAATAATGGGTACAAGATGGGTTCTGCAATCAGAAGGATTATTTACAGTTGGTGCTGGAACGTATACTGATAAAAATAACGATACTTTTACTTTTACTGCAGGAAATAATAAGCAAAGAAATGGTAATAATCTTCAACAGGGTGATATAGCTGGTGAGTATAGAGCCCCTGTATTATTAGAAGATCTACCAAACCATACCCACACAACTAATACTAGGACAGAGATAGTTCCAGCTGGTAAACAAGGTGAAGGTACAAATGTTGGTTTTATATATTACTTCGGAGATACTATTAACCCGAAACAATTAACTGGTGAGGATGAGCGTTATCTAGATAGTGATGCTATTGTAGCATTTCAAAATAATACCGAATACAACGATCAATTAAATTACCGTGATTATTTAATTAAAACTCGTCATGAGCAGGGTAGAACATATACTGATGCAGATTTTGATCCACAATATTCAAATCAATCACTGAGAGGCTGGGCGCAGCCATCTGCTGGTGGCCCTGGTTGGGGTGGTATGTTAAATACAACAGGTAAATTTATTGGCAATAGTCCAAGACCAATTGATGTAAGATGGACATTTCAAGGTACAGAGTATTTTATTGCTAGACCTATATTTGATCCTCGTACACAGAGTAGAGTGCATCCAGGTAGATTTACAAATGCAGATTTACTTAAAGCACGTGATTTTATCATCGGTGTTCTCGGGGTAAAAGAAGCACAAAAAGCGTTAGCGGGTGTTAATAGATTGATAGAGTTAAACGAATTACCGGAGCAAGCACGTTTTGGTGAAAATTTATATTATGGATTAGTTCCAGGTTCAAGAGTTGTTGAATCCACAACTACTGGTCAGTGTATAGGTCATAATAATATACCACCAAATTACCCAGTATATTTTTGGAGACGTGTACCTCTTGATTCTGTTGATAATATACCTCCAGCTGAACGACCAAGAGAAAACTTACCATTTGAGCTTATTATCGATAGTAATCAAAAGTCTACTAAAGGGAATGTATTTAATTTAAATAGGTGGGCAGTAGATAATGGTTGGAATGGTCAAGCTGCTTGTCGAATTATTATTGACACTGGCGTTTACATTTACTCTGATGATCCAAATGATGATAAGGTACCAGGGATGATTATAGATGATTTTCCTGGTGGTTTAACCTTAATAAACAAGGGATTTATTATGGGTAGAGGCGGTAACGGCGGTAGTTTTTATTCTGACGCGCAAAATGGTGGAGATGCTATACATGTTATTGGAAACTCTGAAATTACTATCGATAATACTGCTGGTGGTATTGGTGGTGGAGGTGGCGGTGGTTCTGCTTCTCTAGAAGGGGAATCAGGAGGCGGCGGTGGCGCCGGTGGTGGTTGGGGCGGTACGTCTACAATATTTCAATATCCAGGGTGGGATTTCGGTGATGGGGATGGTGGTCTAGTAGATATATCTACAGTAAGAGGTGCAAGGAATGATTTATGGAAAACTACTGCTGCTGGTGGAGCAGGTGGCGCGCCTGGTGAACTTGGCAGTAACGGTCGGTGGTATAATAAGTTTACTAGTCAGTATTCATTACAATTATTTAAATCTAGAGGTGATATTGTAACAATTGGCTGGGGACCATTGTGGCCTGCATTACCAGGTGTAGGTGGACAAGCCGGGGGGAGCGGTGCTCATGGAAGAAGAAGAAAAGGCTACGATGATCAAGGGACTGGTGGTGGAGGTGGCCGTATACTAACAGCTACTGCTTATGGTGGCGGGACAGGCGGTATTCCTGGAGCACGTTTCGGTGCTATAGATGCTGATGGTAACTTAAAAACTGATGGCCCGGAGTGGAGTAATACAGCACCGCGTAATAACGGATCAGTTAATGTACAGGTAATACCTAGGCCAGGTAGATCAAGAGATAAAGTAATTGAAACATATGTAACAGCTTATAATAGAAGTCAACCATATCGTGGTTGGAACTCTGGTTATACGTTAAGACAAGCAAGAGGATTTGGTGCTGGTCGAAACTGGGCAGTAGGTCCTCACTGGAGAGCTGATCAGGTTAATAATAATACACCTGGACTTCCTTATATTGTAGCTGGTGTAAATAAACCAGGTAGGGGATCTCATACAGAGTTTGGTACTACAACAACTTTAAATTATAATGGATTTTCATACTTATCACCAACCGGTTGGGATGGTTATAACCATAGATCTGCTTTAGTACGTGGTGGCAGTACTAATCAACCTGGTGTATATGAGATTGCACCAGTTCGTAGAATAGGTGGGCAAGATCTTTGGGCTGCGCGATGGACTGAATATGTTAGTGCAGGTGGCGGTGGCTGGGGAGCAGCTGGAGGCCAGTCATGGGCTTCTACTAATCCAAGAAAACCTGGAAATGGTGGATTTACAGTAAAAGCTACGGCTGGTACTGTTACTATAATAGGTGGTTTAGTATATGGTGAAACTCAAGGAAATGTCAACATTAGATAGTATTTTCAAATTGTGACATAAATAATAGTAGTATGCCAGAAAGTTTAACAAATCAATTTATATCTGATTTTTACACTTCTTTGCTCCATTTAAGTGGTGCGGAGTTAGGGGATACTTTAAATAAAGTTTTTGATGGTGCTGGTAATTCTACAGGACTTGCGTTAAGTGGTGATAGAGTTATAATTAATAATTATATATACCCTGAAGGACCTCTATCTGAACCAATAGAATGGTTAGATGCGTTTTTCCCTGTTGGTTGTCTCCAATTAACTTTTGATAATATAAACCCTCAAACAAGAATAGCTGGAACTACTTGGGAGATAGCTGCAGAAGGAAGGTTTTTAGTGGGTGTTGGTGGTCATACAGATAAAAACACCGATTATAGAAAATTTTGTGAAGATGGCTTACCTCCTGAGTCTGGTAACAGAGCAGGTGAATATATGACAGAGCTTAATGTTGGTAACATGCCAGCACATACACATACAACTAATGTTGGTTCTAATGATGTATTTGTATCTACCGGTACAAGTGTTGCTAATGGCCAGCCCTTTGTTGCAACAGGGGTAGGTGTGACAAATTCAACACAAGCATGGCAAGAGCAGCAACGGGCAAGAAACGCGTTAGGAGCAGCGAGTGGATGGAATTGGAATAATCAGTTTGGAAACAGAACAGCAAATAATGATGATCCACAAGATATTGTAAGAAGATCACTTGATCTTAATTTTCAATTAGGTTCTGCTGCAAACTATGATCCGGATATAAGAAGCAGATATCTAAGTAATACACAGTTTCAATATAAAGAAGTAATCGGACTATGGAATGGTGAAACGCGATTTGTAGCGAGTAAATCGCCTTTAGGTAATGGATCGCAGTGGGACTTTAATGCTTATAGTTGGTGTATCGAGAAGGGTGCTGTGGATGTAGGGTCAGCACAAGCTGGAGAGCTAGCTAATAATGCTAGCCGTGCAAGTGTTGTAACAAGAGATAATCAGCAAGTTAATTTTAATGAAGGATCTGAGAGCATTAGACAATCTACGTCTGTAGGTGAAGGTAAAAAACATAATAACATTCCTCCATCATATGGAGCATATGTATGGAGAAGAATAGCATAAAAAATCATGGCAAATATTACTATAGTAAAATTAAAAGTTAGAAGAGGTACTGATAGTCAGCGTCAAGACATTGTATTAGATCAAGGAGAGGTTGGTTATACTCTTGATTCTAAGAGATTATTTGTTGGTGACGGAGCAACTTACGGTGGTACTGTTGCTGGTAATAAAGCAGTAGGCCCATTTGCATCAGTTGCTAGTTTAGGTCCAGGTGCTGGGGAATCTCCTTACTTACAAATCGGTGACCTTGGATATGCAGATAGTCGGTTATATATTTTAACTGGAGCTAGCTCGACTGGTAAAGCATATACTAATGCTTTGTCAGGATGGGCATATATAGGCAATATACCTGATGATACATCTATCGAATTTGATAGTAATAATAAGCTTTCTGTTAAAAACCAAGGTTTAGATTCGCAAAATATAGGTACAACATTTTTTGGAGATGGTTTATTATCATCTAATACAGAGGCTGGGCAAGCAAGTGTAGCATTCAATACAGACTTTTTAGAGTTATCAAGTGCTGCTGGAGTAAAAGGGAGGCTAACACCTAAGCAGAATTCTATAACAAAGCGAGAAATAAAGGCTTTATTTCCATCTGCAAGTGGTTTAAAAGGCGGGGACGGTGAAGAGTTATCTCTCAGCGTTAATGAAGATCAATTTAAGTTTGATGTTAATAATAAGTTAGAACTTAAGAGTGTTGGATCATTATCATTTCCTATATCTACATGGGCTGGACCAGGCGATGGAACATCCTCAACAGAGGGTAGATTAGGTGGTGGTTTAACTGTAAATACAGCATCTAATAGACTCGAAACAACATTACAATCTGTTGACGGAGCACTTTTAATAAATGATAACGGCGTTGTAACATTAAATGGATCTACTTCAGCATTTCAAGAAATGCCTTATGTTAATGTAGAAAAGGGGTTAGTCACTGACGTACAAAGCTCTATATTTGATGTTGTAACAGCTACTGGGTTATCTGGTGCAGGTGCTGGTGATGGTGTGCCAATTGGTTCTATTTTACCACATGCGCAAGCGTTTAGCACCCCTCCCGCAGGTTATCTATTGTGTGATGGTCATGCATATGATGCAAATACTGATCCGAAGTATAGACAGCTTTTTGATAAGATAGGTACTGTATATGGAGGTACAGGAATGTCTCTCTTTAGAGTACCGAGTTTAACTGGTGGTGACGTTATGCTTTACGGTGCAGATGGTGCTATTACAGCAAGTACAAAAACACTATTCTTAAGTGCTACTGATGATGATCCTAACGGACTGCAGCAAAATAATTTAAGCGCCTTTGGTGTTAACTTTATTATTAAATATGCTGAAGATCCTGTTTTAAACATCTTTAATGGCGCTCCTAATCAGGTGAGTCAGGGATTTTTAGGTAAATATGCACAGCAAGTATGTAACGGATTAGATTCAGGTGGAGGTGCAGTATCTTTAAGTTCTGCTGGATTTATTACCATGGCTTTATCCGGTGCTGTGCGTAATAGCGGTAGTAATGAAACATTTGATAGATTTGCAATACCGGTTTATAGCTATTAAATATTTTAACACATGTCCATACAAATTTTAGAAAACACATTATTAAAACTTCTTGTTAGGAGAGGTACGAATTTTGATCGACAGCAAATAACATTAGAAACTGGCGAATTAGGTTACACAACTGATACAAAGAGATTATATATTGGTGATGGTACAACTAAGGGTGGTATTATAGTTGGAAATAAATGGGCAGGTGAAGCAGCTGATCTAACATCATTAGCACCTGTAGCGAGTGGTGATTATGCATATGATACAGATAATCGTGAATTTAAAATTCTAGTTAAAGGTACAGGAAGCGTAGCAGCTGATTGGGTAACTGTTGCAACATATTTAAGTGCATTTAACCCATCTATTAATATTGACGCCAATAATAGGATATCAGTTGGTACATTATCAGCTGGTAATTTTTCTTTAAATGCAATAGGAAATTCCTTAACAATCGATGGATCAGAAAAATTAGCGTTAAGTTCTACTATAAGTATAGACAAGATTACACAGAATAGTACGGGCTTAACTGATTATCTTACTCTACCATCAAAAGTAGATGTAGGTGGTGTACCATATACTTTTCCTACTACAGGTCCGCAAAAAGAGGACTTTTTGGCTTTCGAAAAGAGTAATGGCGCTGGGGGATCTCAACTTGCTTGGAAAGTACCCAAAGAAGTTTTAACAGCTGTTGCACCAACCACAGCTGCTTTAATTCCGGTTGGTTCTATTCAAACATATGCCGGTCCATTGACAAGTGCACCATATGGTTGGTTGAATTGTAACGGGCAAGCTGTTAATGCTGTAACATATTCTGAGCTTCTCACTGCTCTTAATGGACAATATGGGCGTAATTTTACAGATAATACTTTCAATGTTCCAAATTTAAGTTCTACATTTATACATGGCTTTGATTCAACAACCAACAGTCTAGGAGCTCAATTCCCTTCTCGTGGAGTAGGATTATCGGCTCAAAAAACAACACTTTCAGCTGTTGGTATGAATTTTATTATCAAAGCTTTTGGCGGTGTAACTAATCCAACATATACCATTGGTAAAAACTTATCTGCTACTATTACTTCAGGATCAGGTGTTACACAAAATGTAACCGATACAGCCTTTAACCCACTTAGTGGTGAAGTAAGAATAACAAGACCACAGCCTGGTATGCAAATATACGATACACCGAATATAGAACATACCTTTAAAATGCCAGGTGGTGTATCGTATGTTAAGTTTTACGTAACCGGGTCAGGATCTCCCGGTGATAAGCAATCGGGTAACGCCGGTGCTACAGCTATTGGATATCTTTCTGCAAAACCCGGAACAGAGTTTCCAGTTATTGTTGGAGCCGCTCCAATTGGACTTACTAGCGGACAAACTAGTTACATATATGAACCTAAAGCAGATGGTAATGATCCAATAGTTACAGCGCCAGGTGGCGCGTTTGGTTCAATAGACGCTGCGTCTCCAACAATTGCTGAAAGTGGATATTTACCGACAGGTACATTAAGGATTTTAGGTGGGGTTGGATTTATCGATACAGACGATGGTGGAGATGAAGAAGATGTTGGTGGAGCTGGATTTTATGGACACTCACCTGCATATGGCGGGGGTGGAGGGTCACATGCTGATAAACCCGCAAGTGCTGCCGTTGCAACTGGTGTTGTTGTGTTTGAATGGAACTAGTTGCTTTATAGCGTAGAGAAAATAACTACAATATGGAAGAAGTTATAGTTGAAGGTCTCGATTTTGAAGACTTTGTAACTCTAAAACAAATTTTAGCTAATAACACTAGCTTTAGATATGGTGAAAGTCAACTGCATGCTGACACCAGTATTTTAATTGAAAAGATAGATAAAATTCTTCAAGTCTTTGATGAAGAATAAATACTTGTATGAATACAAGTGTTTGCAGAGCTAATGCACTCTGCGAAGAATTTTCCGACTACGTTATATATGATAACGAGTCTGAAAGTATCCTTGTCAATATACCATTCGAGCACTTTAAAACGGTACATTTAGAGTTATCAAAGTTAGGTTACATGTTAGTGTTTAAAACACAAATCAAAAAAACAAAATCTCTAACCTGTACTTTTATAAAGGAATGAGTAATTAAATATATATATGGCAGCATTAGCAGGATTTCCAACAGATATATCATTACCCGCGGAGGCAAGATATTATACCTTCGTCGAAGTTGGTAAATCTTTTAATTCAAATTATGATATTACGTGGTCTTTTCAATATAAGCTACCGAGTACTAGTTTTGGTACAACAGCTAAATCTCATAATTATGAATTAGGTTTTTCAACGTTTTTAACTAATTTACCTAAACCTCTATCTTGTCTACCTGGACAATATATTGGTGATCAAGACCCAGAATTTGTATTATCAGCAAATGCACTGCTGACGGAAGGATATACCGCCGCAGGTGTTTTATCCTCTTCTGAACCTTTAAAAACAGAAGGCGCTTCTACAGTTTTACTCCAAGGGGCTGTACTTAGTGGTATGTTAGTTAAAGTAGCGTTTGATTCTACTGGTAAATACGCGTTAACAGGTAGAGATGATCGACCCGGGGTAAAGCCTCACCAAGTATTAAGAGAATCAATTATAACACGAGACTTTTTACATAATGTAGTTGTTAATAACCACCTTTCTTCCATTTCTACTACATTTAGTACTATATCTACAGATACATATAGAACTTTAAGATTTAGGTATGTTGATCTTGGACGAACCCTGTATGTTGATTCACGAGAGAGTGATACTACAACATATACTTTACTAACAGCTATTAACCTCGGTACAAGATATAGTACTCTTTCTAATATAGAAAACATTTATTGCGGGTTTGCCTTCTCTACTCCAATTTCAGCGAATTATGCAGCAACTGCTGCTGCTTATCAATTAAGTGCAAAAGACTTTTTCTTAAGAAACTTTCATGTTGAAGGGTATGAAGGAAGTGAGGTACTTACTGAAACTATACGTACACCTCGTTTAAGTTCAGTGCCTAGTACTCCATTTACAACTGTTACTAACATTACTGCATAATGGAAACGCCAGCACCAGATTTTTCTAATACACCACCACCTGATCCATATGGAGTACCATCTGGAACACCGGCGCCGGCTGCTGTACATTTAGGAAGCCCAGATGTAGAGATACAGGATATTTTTGTAACTGTTATATCTTACCCACAACTCGGTGCAGGTGGTGTTGAGGGTTCATTTGATAACACTAGAGGTAGTGTTAATGTTGATTACGTTTCTTTAAGTAGGGGGTTTGATGGTGAAGTAGAATATTTTGTTGAAGATTTTAACAATAAGGAAGAACTTGAGGATGGTGTTTCAGCAGTATCACCTGGTACTGCGCAAATAACTATAAATGCTGCTAACTTAACTTTAGGTGCTGATGAAGTCTCTAGAGACGGCAGCATGGATGTTACTATATCTCTTCAGCAAATTGTAGATGGTAGACCATATGTTAAATCTCAAACTTTAAACATACCTAACCCTAATTACGATCCTTCAACACCTGGTGTTACTCCACCACCGGAACGAGAGAGTGAGGGGGTAAATGTAAGGGAAGTAGAGATTATTACGGATGTTTTGGAATCAGAACCATCACGTCCTACTATTGTTGAAGACACGGGCGTTACACAACCGCCTGATGAAGCTACACCTCCTCCTACTGTTACAGATGCTGACCCCACACCTGAATTAACTTATACAGATGACAGCGGGTTAAGTGATCAGACTGAAGATTTTGAATCAGCTCCGGAGACGGAAACTGTTACGATTAGTAAGAGTGATATTGTTGATACAATACGTGATCCGTTAGCAGCAGCAGCTAAGTTAGCTGAAGAATCAGTTACTGCTGCTGAAAATACAATTGGAAATGGTCGTCCAGGAGGTCGTGGTTACGCGCCCGGTACACTTGGCTTATCATTAAGAGTACAAAATAGAAGGCCTAATGAATTTCCGCAAAGTTTTGTAACTCGAGTTGCAAATCTAAATGACATGGCTGAAAGCGCCCGAGACTCAGCGAACTTAGCAAATGGAAAGGTTGCTATGGCTTTGATGAGTGTTAACCAATGGTTAAATACAGCTAATAATTTTGATGTATTATCTAATACATCGATAACAGACGTTTATAATAATATTGACAGTGCTGCAATAGCTATAAACGCAGCAGCTGGTGATGCAGAGGAAACATATCGAATTGGCCAAGCTGGGAAGCAGCATGCTGCTTGGCAAATTACATCTAGAACAAGTGCTAGTAAAACTACAGCTCTTAACCTTGCGGGAGCTTTTATTAGCATACTTGCAAAAATAGAATCTCTTAAAGAAGCAGTGGATGCAGCGCAGCTAGCTGCTGATAGGGCTTCAGCAGATGCTGCTGCACGAATTGCAGCAGAAAGGCTTGAAAGACTTAATGCAATAAAAGACCGGGCGATAAGTTCATTAGGCGAGGATGTTATACCTTATTATAGAAAGCAAGAGTATATTGATCAAATTAATTCGTTAGGTACAACAACAGTATTAATAAATCAGTTTTTATTTAATGCAGCTCAAGCTCGACAACAAGCTATTCAGCAAGTTAGTGATGATAAAGTAAAGGAAGCAGAAGCTCGTGCTGAAGCGAAAAGACAAGAAGAAGAGGATCGAACAGCGCAGGCTGAACTAGAATATGAAGCTCAGAGACAACAAGGTATAGATCGAGCGGCTAGACTTGAAGAAATTGCTGCTAAACGCTTCGAGGCTCGTGAACGAAGCCTAAACAGTCGATTAGAGTTATTAACCTGGACAGAAATAACTGAACTGGCTGAGGAAATATACGCAAAGTACGTAGAAGTCCGAGATAGTAATCTGCCGGCGGATGCTAAGCTTATACAGATGCGTTTTCTAGACGATGATCTCGGTATTATTCAAAAGTTTTTAGATGATAATCCAGAGTTAGTATTTGAAGACCCAACGACCATAGAGTCGCAGCTAGCTGCGCGAGAGCTATCACAAACAGCTAAGAATATAAATAAGGTTCTTTTAGATGCAATGCCTATTAACTTTGGTACTGGGCTATCAAAAGTAGATTTTTCCGGAGTTAATGAGGCTGGTGCAGAAAACTGGTCTCCACAAAATCAAAATGATAGACCACCTCCATGGAGAAAGGCAGCTACATTAATAACCCCGCAGCATGTCGTCCTATCAAAACATTGGCCTGTTTTATATGGTCCTAATGATCCATTTGGCGGTGAAGTAGTTTTTGTAGATAAAAATGGAAATAGAATTACTAGAAGGATAGTTTTAACGCAAAATCTAGATCGGGAAGTCGGAGGTAATAGTAAGTATGATGTAACTGTTGGTTTACTCAATGAACCGGTTGATAATGTAACAATTTACTCACTACCTCAACCTAAGAGTTTCACTGAATATTCAGAAATTCTAAAAGGTAGTCATTTTGTACGCACGGATCAAGAAAGAAAAGCGCTTATTGTAAAATATGGAGGGGGATCTAATAATGGTGTTAATATTACATTTCCACCACACACTAATGTTGACGAGGAATATCGAGAGTCTGATAATTACATCAATGAACCATTAGAAAGAGGCGATAGTAGTTCCCCTACTTTTATATATACAAATAATACACCGATTCTAATTGAAACTCATTTTACTACTAGCGGTGGTCCTTTCTACGGTACACTTGCGATACAGGAGCTTATAAACAAAGCAATAACTAAACTAGCAGGTGAAACGATGGGTGTGTATGGTGGTAATTATACACCTAACACAGTTGATATTGATGAAGAACTTTTAAAAGGTATTTCATCAAGTGATGATGATAGTTATGGTGTTGTACGTACAACACCACCGCCGGATGAAACCACTCCTCCACCACCTCCAGTAACCCAACCTCCGTGTCCTGAAGGTAAGGAAAGAGTTAACGGTGAATGTGTAGATGTTTGTCCTGACGGTTGGAGGCGTAATGAACAGGGTATATGCTATGATCCGTATCCTGAGCCGGTTGATGAATCGGATGGTTCATTAAACGGTAGCCCGATCATAAGAACACCAGATTTACCCGGATTAATATTTTCTGATCCAACCGACGGTAGTAGTAGTGATTTTAGGATATATGAAGATCCTACTACTGAGCCACCGTATAGAACTACACCACCGTATACTACGCCACCTTATACGACTACACCGACGTATACCACACCGACGTATACCACACCGGTATATACTACCCCACCGCCGCCATGTACAACTATTCCACCACATATTGTACCACCGGGAGAGAGCTTTCCTCCAGATCCTAGAACCCCAATAATTACTCTACCTCCTGAACCACCAGAGCCGCCGGAGCTACCGGAAACACCTGAGACTCAAGAGGTGCCGATATTTTTATATCCGGCTCCTATTTTACCGTTACAAACACCGTTCATAATGGACGAGGTTACAACTACGACTACTACAACTACTACAACTACTACTACGACAACGACAGTTCCTCCTGTATTAACGGTGACTACAACTATTTGTCCGGAGGATGAAGATTGCAATAACCTACAGTTTTAGTAATTATTAATGTGGGAAAGCTAACTATCGGAACTTGCGTTTATGATGACTATGAAGGTCTCTATTTTACTATTCAATCCTTAAGATTACATCATAAAGAGGTATTAGATAGGCTAGAATTTGTTATCATTAATAACAACCCAAAATCAGCACAAGGAAGAGAGATCCGTAAGTTTGTCGACTGGCTTAAAGAGCCTGTAACATATGTTGAGTTTGATGGTTTCTCAGCAACCTCACTAAGAGATAAAATATTTGGTTTAGCTAACACTGAATACGTATTAGTATTAGATTGTCATGTATTATTAGATCCTGGTAGCTTAAAGAAGCTTTTAGATTTTTATGATGCAGGTAAAGATCATCAAAACTTATTACAAGGGCCGTTAATATATGATGATATGAAGAATGTAAGCACCCATTTTAATCTCGATAAGTGGGGTAGTGATATGTGGGGCGTTTGGGATACAGATAAACGAGGTAAAGATCCTAATAATAAACCATTTGAAATACCAGCACAAGGTTTAGGTTTATTTACATGTAGAAAAGATAGCTGGTTAGGCTTTAATAAAAAGTTTAGAGGATTTGGTGGTGAAGAGGGCTATATTCATGAAAAATATAGATTAGCTGGGCGAAAGGCTGTTTGTTTACCGTTTCTTCGATGGTTACATCGCTTCGGTAGACCTGCTGGTGTTCCTTATCGCCCAACTAAAGAGGATAGATTCCGTAATTATATGATTGGATTCCAAGAAATTGGAAAAGATACTAATGAAATAATCGAAAGATTTAAAGGTAAAGTATCAACAGAATATATCCAAGCCGTTAAAGAAGAATTAGGTTTATAAGTTACCTAAAGTAGCTTCTACCTTGAGATCATGCTTCATTGAATGAAATCTCTCATCAATATACTTTTGAAAAGCGAGAGGCTTAATCCAGTTATTACTTTCAATATCGATATCTTCTCTACCACCTACTACTTCAAGCGCTTCAATTAGACAAGCCCAACGAACTAGTTCATCAAAGTCCATCGTCTTCGTTGTACCGTCTTTTAGTTTAAATTCATGTTTATTCATAATATAATTATATTATAGTTCCGTTCCTGGCTTATAGTCAGATGTTATTTTTATATCCTGGCTTTCGCTTACTTCTTTCGCTAAGTCAGAGAATGTCTTATTAACATCGAGAGTTTCGGTTAGGAGCGTTGGTACTAGATTTATATCTACTCTATATGTATTGTTACACTTATCACATGTAAATGTATTATCCATATTTACAAATACATTCTGCTGAAAAGTATTATTATTACATGGGCATACAATTGTCGCTTCATTAAGATCGAGAAGTTGTTGTAATTCTCCTTCAAACTCTGCAGTAAGATTATCTACTTTATTAATCTTGAGAGATGAAACAATAAAAGCAATTAAAAACTGACAAACAAAAACGAGAACTGTAGTCTCCCAAAATCCAAATATATTGCGTAATCCAAAACCAATAGCAAGAGATACAAGTATAGTAATAAAAAACGACCTTAAGATAGTCATATAGCTATTTTAGCCATATCCTCTGGAATATCAAGTAGTAGTTCGTTAATTTGATCAATTTTATTGTTAATTTGATCAATAACACCACCAGCAATATTTTCATTAGATTTTGCTGCTGCTAACATATTTCTTACTTCAACTAAATTTGTAAACGTGTCTCCTAGGAGCTGATTCATTTGCTGTAAGTGATATGGTAAGATAGGCGGCGCTTTTTGGTGTTTTTCATTATCCTTATACATACCCATTTGATCTGAAGCATTCATATGAAAGTTGATAGGCTTATCTTCTGGGCCTACGCTGTAAGGAAATTCTGGTCCATCCATGTAATTATTTATGCTAGAGACTAAATAATTTTATGACCAAATTTGAAAACCGTTTTTTTAAATCTCTTAATGAACAAGCTGAAGAGGAGAGAGCAGCTTTTGAAGCAGAATTAGAGGATAATACCGAGGCTGGTGATTTTGACGTAGATGTTGAAGTAGATGAAGTTGCTGTTGATGAAGATCCAAATGTAAAGGCTGCACAAGCTGTTAGCGAGCGCAACGCGGCTATGAGAACTAAGCTTGAAGGTTGGGTTGGTGAAATTGAACAGTTTTTAGAGTACTTAAATGGTTCATCTCCAGATTCAATTCAAACTCTACTAGCTAATGCTGAGCCTGATACAATCTTTGATCGTATGAAAGCTTCTGAACAGCGTAAAATTGCTAGAGTTGCTACAGAGCTAGCTGCTCTAAACGAGTCGTTTAAAGGTTATATTGCCCAGACCGGAAATGCTCAGTTTAAATACGTTTGATTTCGATATTTTTTAATCTCAGATAATCTCACAATACCTTCGATTCCATCGAAGGTATTTTTTTCTATAAAGCTCCACTTTATTTCATCTATCTTACAAGCAATTGCAATATCATTAAAGTCTTTAAATCTCTTGCCAAACTTCTCCGGCCATATAAACACTCTCTCTCCTTGTTTGAGTAGTACTTCAGACTTTACTAAGGATGCCTGATCAACCCACTGTGAATCAAGGATCCACGTTTTATCATACCATTTAAGCGTTGTATTTAACTGCTCTTCTTGCCGTTGTGTAAACGATTTACCACGTTCAGTAATACCTGCTACAGCAATTGAATTTTTCGTAAAGAAAGCATTAATTGGCCCCTCAAAAATATAAACACAATCATGATCACTACTTACACGATTAATATTAAAGAGCGTTTTTTCAGCATTTACCTTTCCTAAATATTTCGGTTTAACTTTATTATCTTTGTTTAGGACGGTCCTTGTTTGATAGAACTCTATTTCATCACGCTCATTAAAAAAAGGTATAACGAGTCTATTTTTATGTACCATATCAGTTAATGATACATATAACGATGAAGGTTTGTTTATCGCGGTATCTAATCGCCGCTCTTTAATTAAATGTCTAACAGCTGTAACAACGTTACTACTATTATAAAAGTTAAGCTGAAGCTCGTCAGACAAATTAATACTATCCTTAGGTAAGGTAGCGACTTTAAAGTTTGGTTTAGTATCTTCACTTCTTTCAACAATATCTTCAGCATCTGGAACATGATCTTTTAATTCTTTAATTATATCTTTATCCGTAGTACCTGATACTTCTTTTATCCATCTTAACGGTTTACCAGACCACCCACAGTTATGACAAAATATATTTTCATTTTTAGGTATGTAATAACATCGTCTTTTTTTACCTAATGACTTACCCTCTCTGCAGATAGGACAACTACATTGATAAACGTTATTAAATTTGTTATACTTAGGATAAAAACCTAGCTCAAAGAATTTTAGTATAACAAAATCTTCAGGAAGCGATATCATTTAACTTATTATATAAGTTTTTCATAAAAAACAAATTATGCCAATCTTCTTTTTTATCTAAAATTCTCTTAAAGGAATATTCCTCGCAATATTCAAGAAATACCTTATATGAAGGATCAACTTTAACAGCTAATTGATCTTTATAGTATTGTGCTTCATCAGGTAGAGACTCATACTTATCTAAACAAAATATATCTACGTTTCGTTTGAATATTTCGCGTTGAGAATCATCTAGCATAAATCCAGGATCTTCAAAATATTTTTTAACTGAAGCTTTACCAAAGCGAGGTATACCTGGTACATTATCCGACTTATCACCCGTCAAACATTTTGCAGTAAACCATTGCTCAACATCCTTATACCCTGTCTGCTCTTCAAAATTACTATCTTCAAAGAATCTCTTACGTATCGGATCGTATAAGGTACACTCAGAACTAACCAATTGCAGAAAGTCTCTATCAACCGAGATAATTACTTTCGAACCTTCGTGCTCTCTACAAATATATGCAACAATATCATCTGCCTCTAGTTCACGAGGAAAGATAGAATTAATACCCATTGAGTAGAGTATCGACTTTATGACCTCGTTATTTTGATGAGGTGAAAGATCCTTAGATCGATTACCCTTGTATTCCTTAAGGATGCTCTTGCGTATATTGGGTTTATAGTCTTGCTTTTCATCCCATACAAATATCGTAGTATCAGGAACAAACTGCTTCACGTAGGAGCTAACAGCGTTAAGCGTAAAGTAAATATGGAAGTTACTTACCTGGTAATCCGAGTGGTTCTCCGTCTTCTTCGACTGAATCTTCGCTGTATGATATGTTCGGTGTATTAAATTGTTCCCGTCTATTATTAGAGTTTTCATTTTTATTATATTGAGCCTCTACAACAGAATATACGTTTTTAGGAAGCTTCTCTACAAACTTAATTATATCATTGTTCCTTCCGTTATCAAATGATTCTATCGGAACATCAACGTTTTCCATTTGCGGTAAAATAAGACAGCCAATGGTGTCTTTTTTTAATTTTACCACTGCAAACATTTTACCTACGTAGTCTCCCGTCTCAACTGCGTATATATCTCTTTTACGATATTTCATCTGGACCGAACCCATGGCCTTTTATATGATGCATTTCAGATGCAAAGTATTTTAATAAAAACGAATTTAATGCTTCTTGTTGTTGTGGTGTTTTAGACGCTTTAATGTCTAAATGTTGCCCTTGAAAATCATAACCCAATAAAATATAACAATCTAAATATTCACTAATAATATTGCATAACCTACGCGCTAAATCTTGTCTTCTTTTAAATGTTTTTTTCTCAACTATACTTTGCTTAAGGGCCTTTTCAACCAATTCTCTTAATTCCTCATCATTTTCAACCGGATCCTCAAAATCTTCAAAATCTTTTTCTGGTTGATCATCGCTCATATAATTATTTATTCAGAAAATCATTCTTATTCCTCTGCTGTACTCCGGATTTTAATAGCTTACTTACAACAACTTCAATTGAATCGGTTTTCAAACTAAAGTTATTGTTGAATATTTGATTACCGTCATTAAAGTTAAACAGATATTCTCCTTTAAATGGTGTATTTTCAAAACACGTAACATAGACAGAAGTTCCACCTGGATCAATTAAAACAGTCCACTTACGAGGATCAGTTTCACTATACTTATCAAATATTCGTAACGTTACAAAATCGTTATCTTTTAATCTTTTAATAAAATAACCTGCGGTTTTAAGCTTGTTCTTCTTCTGTGTATCCATTATTATTGAGTTAAGGCTGATATAATATATTTTAATTTAATATCTTTATCTTCAATATCAAATACAACAACACCATATTCAGTATTTACTTTAACATTAAATTCTTCATTTATAATTGAAAGTAATCTAATATTATCTAAGTTTACCGGTACAGGTTTTAACTCAATATTCGTCTTACCTAAGCTTAAGGTAAAATTATCGGTATTATGTCGTGCACGGTCAGTAAGCTCTGCCATTAAGTTATCACCTTCAGTATAAAAATATATTTTATTAGTCTCAGATGCAAAAGTACTGCCTTTAAATAACCGCTGCAGTGTATTTTTATTGAGCTTAAACTCAACATCAAATTTAAAGGAATTAATTTTTTCTAAATTAATATTAGGTCTAGTTATAAACCCTTCTTCAAATAAATGATACTTAAACTTAACACTATCACCTTTATACTCGAGATTATTCGAATTAATATCTAAAGCTATATCAGTATCTTCTACGGTATCTAGAACATTACGCAGCTTTTTAACATCCGGAATATTTAGTGAGCTGTTAAAACCAATCTCTGTTTTATATTCAGAGCACAATATTAAAGTACTATCAATACTTGATACTAAACTAGTTATTTTATTTTCTTGTAAATCAAGAATAACACCACTATCATTTATTTTTGAAATAGCGTCTAATAACTTTAAAAATTCAGCTTTGTTTGCGACCTTTAATTGTCTTTTTTCCATTATCTAATTTTAAGCTAATTTCTTTTAATAGCAAATTTTGCTCTTTTAAGAGATCAAGCAACTTATCTGTGGTAGAAGGTTCGGATAAGTTAAACTCCATTTGATCTGGATTCTCAACTGGTATGGTATTAGGAATTTGTACTGGTACTGGAGCTTGCTGTAATTCAGCTGCAGCTTGCTCAGGCGTAACTTGTTGCACCTGTGGTGCTGGTTGCACCGGTTGGTCTGGTTGAGGTGCAGCTTGTGGTTGCTGCTGATATTGCGGGTGTTGTTGTACAGTAGGCATATGAGCAGTTTGTTCGAATACGGCTTTCATTTCTTGTGACTTAGGTTTTAAGTTAGTGGCACTTCCAACAATATTTTGATCTTGTTGGTGTAATTGACCGTATGTCTGGCCCATAAACTGCATCACTACAGCCTTTTCTTCTGGTGTCATTCCTTGTGTACTCATATTAAAGATCCTTTAACAAATCATCAATATCCTCTTCTACACTATCATTAGTAGCAGCTACCGGTTCCGGTTCTGCTGGTGTAGTATTAGTAGGTTCAGGGGCTGAAGTAGCAGGTACTTCTTCTTCTGTCTTACAATAATAATGCTCGTTAAGCATCTCTTTAAGTTCATCGTAAGACTTTTGAGTAAACACTTCAGTAAGATCAAATGCACTCTCGTAGATTTCTTTCTGCTTATCATCCGATACATCAATCTTACCTGCAGTAGTAAATCTTGATGATACATACGTCGGAAAGTCGCCTTGTTGCTCAACTTTAATCTTAAAGTTTACACCTTCACTACCTAGATCAAAGATACGAGGACCAAACTCTTCAGCATCTTCACCTTCAATAGCTTCAGTAATAATTTTTTGAAGCTGCTTACCGTATCGAAGAATTTTTACTTTACCGTTATTATCCGGATTAGCAGGATCATCGATAACATATACGTTAACAAGCCACTTTTCCAAACGACGAATAGCTTGCATCTTTTCTTTCTCTTCTTCACTACCTGTTCTAAGAACCTTAAACCTCTCCTCAGCAATCGGATCTCTTTCACCGAAGGTTTGAGGGCTAAGCGTTTGAACATATTGTCCGGTTGCGAAAGAATTCCATCCATGATTGTAATAATGGAAAAAAGTCTTACTAGGATCTTTTGCATAAGGCAAAAGTCTTACCGTATAAGTATTACCTACTTTAGTAGGCATAATCTCGTTAAATGTAGCTGAACCCTTACTATCGGAGCTAGCTAACGCGTCTTTGATTGATTGAAACATTGAAGTATTAAAAGTACTCATGCAATAATTATAAGATCTAAAGAAAAGATATCAACAGCTTTTTACAACTGTATATTCGAATTTGAATTAAGGAACTTAGTAATGTATTTAGACTTTGTTATTGCGGGTTCGAAGTCTATAAACAATTTTACTATATCGTAGTTTGTTTCAATTGTTAAAAGTTCCTTTAAAATGTTTCTCAATCTTTCCTCTTGTAATACTAGTATAAAGATATTTTGTAGAGATAGTTTTTTACCTTTTAGCATTGAGCAAAACGTACAAAAGCAAAGAAGGAGATGCTCTGTCTCGTCTTTAATTAACGTTTTTGAGGGATTTGGGGATATATTTGATGTTGTTAGCACGGTACAAATGTTTTGGTTAAGTTTGCAAATTGTTCAGTTAATTTACCACCCGCTGATGATGCATGTCCTCCACCCTCACATATTTTTTTAGCTAATATACTTACATCAACGTCACTTTCTTTCGAGCGTCTAAATGAAACTGTTTTAGCTTGAGTATTAACTATTATGCTGATATCTGTACTATATTTTTTAATTAAAAAATGCGCTAGCTCATTAATTGCATAATTTGCAAAAGTAGCTACTACACTATAGTCTTTTATCATCCCTGTAAATACTTGCCCACTATCTATCTGGTCTTTAAATTTTTTAAAATATAACTTTATAGCATTCTTTTCATGAATTGTAAATTCTCTATAACCATCTATAAACGCTTCTATAAATTTTTCAGTTTTAGGGGAATTTAAATTATAATAGACAGCATTTAGTTTTAATGATTCTTTATGTGTTGTGTTATACCAGTCGTAAGTACTAATATATTCTAACAGTAGCTTTTGTTTATCGGTTAAATGCTGTAAGTGTTTATTAAATTTATCTAACATTAAGTTAACGCAGGAATAATAACTATCATCTATTATAATTTTTGCTTCTTTATAAAGATGTTTATGCTTAATGTGACCTCTATGTGTATCAATAACAACAACATTATGGTGATCAGCTAACTTAATTTGTTCTGGCGTTAAGTCTAAGTCAACAACAAAGACTTTATCATAATGATCTAATGATTGTTCTGCTCCTTTAAATTTACCGGTAAAAGTATACTCAGAAACGTCATTAATGCTAAATGTTTTAGCATCTTTATATAACCACTTTAATACAAGAGTAGCACCTGCTCCATGTAAGTCGGTATCTGTCCATACTTGTATATTCACTTCTAGTATTTACTAAAAGTTCCTTATTGTGCAAGCCCAGCTAACACGTTAAGGGTATCATCCATTTCCTCACCTACCTCCACATCATCAGCTTGCTCAATTGTTAATGTAGAATAATCAATTCTCATAGCCTGAGTATTACCTCTTGGACCGTATCGATTTTTCATCATACCTAAACGTATAACCCCTATACCTCTATCTTCTTCATTCTGAAAGATAGAAATAATAGCATCAGCAGTAGCAGCAAGACCAATAGATTCAGAAATAGTCGCTAAGTCAGGGTTATCTGTATCGAACCCTGCTCTATTCAATTGAGTAGCTGAAATAATAGGACAATTAAACAAGTAGCTCATAGCACGTACTTGCTCAGTTACATGCTTGATACGTTCATATGAATTATTACCCACAGTAGAGTGCATTAGGTTAAGGTAGTCTAATACAATAGCATCTAACTTAATACCTTGCTCTTCAAACTTTTTAACAAACGCTTTAAGTTGATTTGCGGTAATAGTTGCAGGCGGAAACTCCTTAATAAAAATTTTACCACCGTGCTGATTCATCCCATGTTTAATACTTGCAGAGTTTTGAGCTAGCTCCTTCATTGGAATCTTAGTAACATTACTACAAATACGTCTAGCATACAATAGCTCAGACATTTCTAAAGTAACCAATAGAACGTTTTTACCTTCTTCAGCTATATTACTAGCAATATTACCAAGAAAGATAGATTTACCAATATTAGTTTCACCAGCAAAGACATACAAGGCTTTACCTGCTTCTAAAAAGCCACCACCCAAGCAATTGTCTAACCATTCCCATTTACTAGGAACATATCTTTCAACAGAGTTAAGATCATCAATAAGCTTATCAACATCGCCGTAAAAGTCTAAACCAAGATCAGTTACAAGATTAATATTACAAGACTTTTCAAACTTATCTAGTACTACGGATGTATCTACTTTACCACTCGATACATCTTCTGCAACATTAAGCATTGTATGATAGACAGCCTTTTCTTTAAGGAACTGCTCGGTATTATCATACAACTCGTCTTTATCTAAAGTATTATCAATATCAGAAAACGACTTAACAAGTTCCTTAAATGACTCTTTTTGCTCGTCAGAAACAAGATAAGATTTTATTTCAGTAGCAGTAGGAAGTTTATTCCTCTTTTCAGAAAAGTCTTTGATAATATCAAAGATACTAGCAATCGATTTATTTTTAAAGTATTCAGGCTTTACAAAATCAGCAATAGAAGCCAGGTAACCACTATCAGTAAGAGACTTATAAATAAGAATATTTTCGAAATAATCTAAGTCTAATTTACTCACAATTTAATGGTATAATAGTTTATTGAGTTTTCCACTTCTCGAGAAACCAGTCTTCACCTTTTTGAAACTCTTCAGTAAACTCTGTAAGACCGGGGGATTTATGCGTTACGATAAAATCACCAACACCGACTCTAAATCCAGCTTTATGACATTGCATAGAATAATCTAAATCATAAAAATGCCACTTAGATGGACACGTTTCATCAAAACGTATTTTTTCAAATACCTTTCTTTTTATAACTAAAAAGACTCCGTCAATAAGAATAGCTCTATTAGGATAAAATCCAAAACCGCCCATGTGTTTTTGGCCTTCTGTACCATGAGCAACTGCACCTAATAAATTTCCACCTTCGAATCCTCCTCCGAGTAAATGCCATAACACTGGTTTTTTAAGAGTTACTTTATTACAGCCAGCTACACCTACTATATCAAATTTTTCAAAGTTTCTCTCTATTCTTTTTTCTGAAAAAGCTTCTAAGATTACATCATCGTGAACTAAGACTAAATTTTCAACTCTCTCCTTGATTGCAAAATCGATTGCTTTGTTATATGTTTTTTGTAACGATTCTTTATTATACTCTTTCATGAAGATATCAATTCCTTCATCTTTACAAGTATTATAAAGCATTGAATCTTCCTTCTTACCTGCTGTTGCAGAAAATATAAATGTTTTACTCATACAAATGCAAATGGGGATTTAACTTCAAAAGTACCGGCTTTATTCCAACGTTTTGTTTTTTTATTTAATTTCATTATAACACCTTCCGGTAAAACTTTATAACCAGCACCAGGCATTGTAGTATAGTTACCTCTATTATTGTAATGTAATATAGATCCTACCCTAGCAATAAACACTTCATTCGTTTCACAATTAACAATACTCAAAGCAAATGAACCCTCGAGCATTGATAATACTTGCTTTATAGTATTAATAGATGTTTTATTAACTTGAGAGTGTTTCTCAAGCAACTCAACTATAACAGCTGTATCGACAGGATTTTCTAGAAACTCTACATGATTTTTTCTTAGCTTCTTTTCATTTGTCAAAACACCATTATGACTCACTAACCAATTCATAGTCTCAAACGGATGAGATGTATTATAGTTCCAAGTTCTTTTAACTGAAGTTGGAGCTTGTACATGACCTAAAAGATATTCTATGTCTTTTTTACCAGCGTAGTTAAATTTATCAAAATCTATATCACCTTCATATTTAGCAATAAATTGATCATCATCTGATAGACATACAACACTGCTAGCAAAAGTACCACGATCCTTATTTGCGTCATATAAGACTTCTAACATATTCCTATCGAATGATCCAAAAATTGCACACATAATTTATGTTAATATATTCTATGCAATAATCAATCTTCCCAATCGAACTTAAATCCTGGCTCCCACATATGTGAATTATCAACATATTTACTCATAGTACCTTCAGGTCCCTCAGCTCTAACTCTTTCGCAAATTTTTCTCATTCGTAATGAATGCGCACTTGGTTCAGCGATAGATTGTCTATGCTCCTTAGGTATCCTCCAAAACAAATCAATATTACCATATCTCTTGTCTTTGGCTAGACTATAATCCGGGTAATCGACACCATCAATAGTAAACCATTTTTTCTTTTTCTTTTTAGTTTTTTCGATTCCTAGATTCTTAAGTGTCTTTCTACCTAGACCCTTTACCTTAAACAGATCGTCATTGTTTCTAAAAGGCCTAAAGCCTAAAACACGTTTAGCTGTGGTCCTCCCTACACCAGGTAGTTTACACAGTTCTTTTTCAGTCATTTTATTAAAATCCTTATAATTTAGCTTCATGGGTATAAATATATTATATGAGTTCCTTCGATTTTACCGATAATTTTAGCGGCTTTAATGATTTATTCAACAGGGCAGAGTTCCTTACGGAAGCTAAAAAGTCACCTTACGCTAAATACCACCCTTCTTTTGGTGGTGTTACTAAAGATCTAAGATCTGCTGGGTTCAGTTCTGCTCCGTTGGATACAATTAACTTTATTAGAACAGCACTGTATAACTTAGAGCTTATAAGCGATGACGAGTTAGCTGCTGCTAAGAGAGGAGCTGGGTTTGCTGCCAAAAAGCAAAATCTTCTAGCTTTATTGGATGCAAAAGAGGATGTTATCGAACAAAATAAAGACGCAATTGCTAAAGAAGTTGAAGATAATCTCGCTCGTTATATTAACAGAGCAACAACTGATAGAGGTAGAGAAGAAAAATATGCAGCACAAAAAGCTGCTTTGGAATTAGCTAAAGACATTAAAGCAGGTGAAGATATGGGTGATGCTGTTGAAGGCGCTGTAGGTCAAATGGATGCTGCAGAATCTGAGTTAGCTCAAAGTTTGGAAATGTCAAAAAAAGATCCAACAACATTTATTGAGATTAAAATTAGAGATGCTGAGCGTGTTGAAGATGTTGGTAATATTGTCTCTAAGTATGCTAATGAAGATGGGTTAGATATTAGTGGTAATACAGTTCAGTTTTCAGTTGACCCAGATACTCCATTAGCTAATGCTGTTACAGCACACGGTATTGATAAAATTGAAGCAGCGTTAAAGAGAGACGTTGATAAGATTAGTGATAGTGTAGTTGTTGTTATGTCACCAGATGAAGATTACGAGGAGATGGGATATGGTTTTGATAGTCCGGAAGAGCCTGATGAGTATTCAATGGGTGAAGAAGGTGGTGGAATTACTGAAGTAGAAGATGCAGAAGATCTTAGCGCTAAGAAAGCTAGAGCAGGAAAAGATATCGGTAAACCAGGAAAGAATTTCTCTAAAATAGCAAAAAGCGCTGGTAAAAAGTATGGCTCAAAAGCAGCTGGAGAAAGAGTAGCTGGTGCTGTATTAGCTAAGATGAGAGGTAATTACGAGGGTGCCGAGGACCTTGATCACTTCTTAACTAAAGAGCAGCCAGAGGATTATGTTCCATCAACTGATTATGAAGACGTGTTAGATGATCTTGTTAACAAGGATAAAGAAAAGCATGCTATGAAGAAGCTTAGCAATGAAGATGAAGAAGATGCTATAGTAATGCAACCAATGCTTGAGTCACATAAGACAGATACATCTGCATATCTTACAGAGCAATCAGCTTCAGATAAACGTAATAAGAAAACGGAGATTGAACCTCAATCCTTTAAGGAAAAATACAAGCCAAAAACATCTTGGCAGTTAGAAGAGCTTAGACGCTACGGTCTCTAAGCACACTCTTTGCAATTATTTTCTTCGTACAGTTTATCCAACTTTTCTTGTTGGACATAGGCGATAGGATCTTTTAAACCGGCATCCACAAACCCTTTTACTCTCATACTACTAGACGGCGTAGTAGCATCTGCTAGTTTATCTTTTCTATCTGAATAACAAGTCCAAGTATCTTTATACTTAACACCAAGTCTAGCCCCCTCTTTAATAATTTCAGCTTTAGACATTTCAAGCAACGGAGCTTCAATTACAACTCTATTTTCTCTATTAAGATCTGTAACGTTATTAACCACATCTACAAACTCTTCACTACCATCCCAGTACCCAGCTAAGGAATCTACCTGAGCCGCACCATACCAAACAGTATCAGCACCAACACTTTCAGCATACGAAGAGCAGATAGATAAAAACATTAAGTTTCGAAACGGTACATATGATACAGGTTGTGCATCACCAGCCATTTCACTAATATTGGGATTATCAATATCTTCATTAGTTAAAGATGAAGTAGGAGCAATATCTCTAATGTATTTTACATCTAAGACCTTATTAGTTACCTCTAAATTAAACCAACCGGAAAACTGCTCGTTAAAATTATTAATTTGTTTATTAACACACGTTAATTCACGTTTATGTCGCTGACCATAATCAAAAGTTAGAGTATGTATTTCTTCATAACCTCTATCTTGTGCCATATACAACAGCACAGACGAGTCCATTCCACCGCTAAGAGTTAATACTAGTTTACGTTTCATTAATTATAAAAGCTTTACAGAAGGTACCGTATCTTAAAAATTCTTCTGTTTTAATATTTTTATTTTCTTCCAAAAATTCTTTAAATGCTAATCGTTCACCTTTATTCCTATCACCTTTAAAGTGAAACCAATCATCAAATAAAATTATACTACCTGGAACTAGTTTATCTCTAATTAAATTTAGTACAGTCTTTGTGCTAGTATATAAATCACAATCTATATGTACAATAGCAATTTTCGAAATATCATTAATTTCTAGATCTTCAAAATAGCCTGGTCTAATAATAGGTGTTTGTAAATTATAATGTGAAAAGAAGTTAACTACCTTCTCAGGCGTCACATCTTCACCATAACCAATTAAAGGGTGAAAAGAATGATTAACTTTAAAGACGCCTTTTTCCCATCTTGGATGCCCTTCTGAATCTTGTAACCCTTCAAAACTATCAAACCCATAAATTTTTCTATTTATGCTACTTTTTCTATTATGTTGATTTTCGTCTTGAAAGTATTGTTGATGAGAGTATGCTAGACTAGCTAAGCTCCTTCCCGTGTAACATCCAAACTCACATATATCACCTGGTACGAGTTCGTAGTTAATAAACCTCACAGCTTTTTTAAAAGCTTCATGACGAATATCACTTAATATCTGTTCGCGAAATTTATGACCAATTTTCATTATGTTATTTATCACTGTCTAATAAATCTTCTAATCCAATCTCATCAGGAGCTTCTTCCCCTTCTTTATTACTATATGACCACTCATCTTTAATTCTTTCTTCTAACTTAGGTAAAATAGTTTCCTCCCAAAGCTTTTCATCTTTACGCCAATTTTTATAATATCCTAACTTTTTACCATCTTCAAGTTGATAGGTAGCTCCAGTTTGTATCACTGCTCCTACTCCAACTGCTAAGTCCACTAGTCCGTAGTACCTATCTAAACCAGTAGAGAAAGAAAGATACATTTCACCCTCTAGGTATTGTTTGATAAATCTATTTTTACGAGTTAAAGCTCTAATAATAATACCAGAGTATTTTTTCTGACCAACAGCTAACTCACCATCAACAGTTTTACCACCATCCGATTTCATAGGCTTACGCGCTAATTGTACAGTTACTGATGGTAGATATACACATGATTTACCACCCGGCATATTTTTTTCAATAGAAGGAAACAATGCAGTAGGGTCGTCGTATACATGGTTAGTACAGAGGATTGTAGTCTGAGTAATAGCACCTAAGTTGGTACAAGTTTGCATTAAGGTTTTCATAGCTCGAGCTTTAGTACCCATATCAGATGAAGTACTATCTTTACTCATACGACTGAGTTCAAGTTCAGATTGTAAATTAGCAAGAGAATCAATAGCTACAATAAACTTACCTTCGAGTCCCTTCTCTTTAACAGAAGTAAGAAATTTATATAGAGCGTTTCTTGCTTGTTCAATACTAGTAGTAGGTACGTATTTTACTTTACTAATATCTAAACCGAGTCTCTCTGCACCATCTGGATCAATAGCATTTTCAGTATCAAAAATAACAGGAGTAAGACCTTCTTGCTGTGCTTTAGCTAGAATTTTTTGAACAAACAATGACTTACCGGTCATAGATTCACCAGCGAGCATAGTTACTCTACCTTTAGGAATTCCACCATTAATTGAACCAGAAATAATCGCATTTAACACATATGATCCAGTATCAATCCATTCTCCAACATGACTAAGAGTATTATTATCGAGGTAGGTAGCAAAAGGGTTTACTTTATCTATAGCGTCTAATGCGCTAGCAATATCTTTATCCATATATAAGATTATATTTTCTTATATATGCTTTTCAACTGTTTAATTTGCTCTAATAGATGGAATACATTAGTTACTTTTATTCTATCTGTTTGTATTGTCATTGGATAGTTTAATTCTGTATCAATACGTATACCTTCTACGTCACATTCCGGTGTAACCATATCATCTACAAAGTCATATAAACCTTGACTCTTGAGACTTTTATAGTGATAATCAATTAATGGTCTAGTTGTCTCAACTACAACGTCAGCATCAACCATCATTGTTAGATACCTAAAGTATAGCCCCTCATTTGTGGTTAAATCAGCTATAATTATAAGATTCACACTTATATTTATAGATAAAAAAAGCCCCTTTCGGGGCTTTTTAAAGAGGTGGGTGAGAGGATTGTCTGGTTACCTCCAACTTTCAGTTAGGCAAGATGCAGTTTCATCTTTTTACCTACTTGTACCCCGCATTATACACATAATAGTCAGTTGACCCTCCATGTAAGTCAGCAGTCCCCTTAACACTCTTGCTTAAAATGTTTATTCAGGCACACCCGGGTTTGGGCTAGCTAAGCCCATTTAAATTTTAGACTGTATATGTTTTAATATATTCTTCTTTTTTCCTACGAGGTACATCTACCTCAAGGACTCCATTGATATAAGTGAAGTTAATCTTGTTAAGATCAAACTCTCTCCCGACTGAGAACGACCTATTATAGGTTTGTTCTTTTTCACCATCATGAGCCTTAACCTTACGTTTAGCTTTGATGTAGACCTCACGTTGGTCAGTGTCTGTCGAAAGATCTAGATCATCTTTCGCAACTCCAGGTAAATCGATCTGCACACTTAGTGTGTCTTCGTCTGAAGAAAATCGAACTTGATCACCTGTCTTGTAAACTTCTTCCAATTGATGAAAGACAGGTGTTAAGTTAAAAAAGCCATCAAAGGCTCTTTCGATTTCAGCAATTGGGTTATGTGTATATTTAGTTAGTTTCATAGTAAAAGTATTTATTACACAGTATATATTTTTTTATCAATTAATCATCAAAAAGTTTAATTACTTCTGGCTCTTCTGTAGGAGCTTGCTCTTGAATGGGCGGTTGTGGGTTATTAATGTTTTCGTACTGCGTGATAATTCTTTCATCAAGCTCGACATCAGAAGTACTAATAGAACTCTTGGTAAACGTCCAGTTGTTCTTATCTTTGTCTTTTAAGAACTCCATAAAGATATATGGAAAGGACTGTACTTGAAGTTGACCAGATTGTGGATCAGGTTGTACGTGAATAATCACAGGATTAAACAATGTAATTGTTTTTGGATCCTCTTTAGTGACGGTACCTACAACTGTACGTCCAATATGATCAATAATAGTTTTGATTGTTGGTTTTTTGTCTGCCATAATAATATTTTAAATTAAATTTTGTAAAAATCCACTAACCTTTTTGATATCTTAGTGTATCTGCTACTTTAATTGCTTCATCAAGCGCTTCTTTTGCTTGCTTTGAAAGGTATGTAGATTTGTCTGATGCATGTGATAGGGCATCTCTCAGAAGAAAAACTGATCTCCTAATTTTTTCAATCTCCGGGGAGTTAATAGTTCCGGAACCATCGTCGTTGCCGGTGATTACATCTTTTAAGATTGCTAATGTTTCTAATATACCTTGGATTTTACCTCTATTAAACGCAGGGTGTGCGTTTCGAGTATTATCATCTTCAGGTCTGTCTGTATATCCGCCGGGTTGTAATGCCATAATGTTCTTATTTACTAAACAAGTCAAAAAGTTCTACTGTAACATTCTCAGCTGGTTTGCGAATATTCCAACCCACACAATCATAAAATCTTTCGATACCTTGAAACAAAATCTTTTCAAACATTTTATCATAATCAATCTTAAACGTATCTTTAAACTCAGAAGGGTAAGCATACTTAAAGCCGATACTATCCAATCCGTATTTATTGGGTTTTTCGACATACATATAACGAACTTTATCACCCGAACCTAACGATTCATACTTGTTTCCTGTATTAAGCTTATCTAAAAGTAGATTATAAAAATATGCAGACTTAACATGTATTGGCATACTTTTCACAGTATTAAATTCGTTACAATCTACAGCATACTTCTCGTAACCCTTTACTCCCATAACAAACGCAAGTTCTTCCGGAGATAAACCTTTAAATATATCATACGTCTCGTTGAGTATCTTATTAGTTTCAGTCAAAGACTGTGTACTTAACATAGTCTCAATAATTTTTTTAGCATACGGCTTAATAGCATTAGGCATAGTAGTTCGAACTACTTCAACTCCTGTATATTTAAATTTATTTTCCTTAATACCCTCATCATCAAGGATATGCATAACGTATCTTTTCTTTTGCAAAAAGACGCCTACATCCGCTATACATTCTCGCTTAAACACAAACCTACTATCTTTTGATAGTAGGGATTTTTTAGCCCAATTCTGTACACCTTCATTTAAATAGTCCTCAATCTCTTGAATCTTATCATGTGTATCTTGATGTACATCATCTCCATCTAAAAAGTTTAAACCCTTGCTAACAAGAGGAGTAATAGAAACATACGACGAGTCCGTATCATTGTATACAATACACTCTTCAAGCTCATTATCAGAGATATCTGGAATCTCTTTTTTGATAAATTGCTTGATAAGCTCATTTGAATATTTAATGACAGCTTGCCCGGTAAGCGTAACAGAAGATGCGATATCATCATCACCAATAGGAGCATTCTTATTACCCATGTAACCATAACACGAATTAATAAGAATCTTAATAACCATTTGTGATGTATTCAGTCTCTCTACTTCATACTTCGCGCTAGTATATTCTGCAGAATCTTTTTTAAGTTTCTTAAGTTTTGTCTTAGCTTTAAAGAGGTCTTTCTTAATTTTAACACGTTGATTATAATAATGCTCTAGAAACTCTGGTATAATACCTTTCTTCTTTTGAGTAAAAAGGAACCCAGCTTTAGACAGTGCACACTCTTCATCTTTTAGGAACTTTACAAAAGCAGGCTTATCAAGTTCAAACACTTTACCTGTTACATGCTGTATAATAACCTTATCATCTGTGGTCTTCTCTACTCTACCTACTTTAGTTTCTGGTGAAGTATTCAAAGATATCATCACATTAGGATATAGAGAATTAGCATCAAACGACACAACATGATTTTTAAAACCTTGCTTAGGTTCTGCAACATACGCGCCCGGATTTTTACCGGTATCAGCATTACGTAAAAATGTAGCAATAACCTCACCTCGACGCCTTGCTTTAATGCAAAGAGCACCGTTAATCACCTGAATAGTTCCCATTGCTCCCTCAAGAGTCGTTAACCCAACATATGAGAGCATTCTCAATAAAGGAACATATTGAAGCTTTTCTTCTAGTCTTACTAAAAGGTTAACGTCTTGAATGTTGTAGTCAATAAACGTATCCCAGTCTTCATCAGATAAAGTTGCAAGGTTAGTATCACCGTAATCAATCTTTCGTTGACCGAGCTCAACTTCACCAATTGCATCCAACTTATAAGACTCACGAAGCTTTAAACAAAACCGTCTATATACATCGAGATAATCTAAACAAGCAATACCATCAATATAGTATCTTTTTAGATCACGCCCAAACTTACCCTTTACAGCTCTAAAATGTACTCTACCTAGAGGAGATAATCTATCAACATAATCTTGCCCAAGTATACGTTCAATTCGATTAATAATATAAGGTATATCAAAGAATTCAGAGTTCCAACCACTTAAGATATCCGGGTAGTCGCTTTCAAGATATTCAATGAACCGGATAAACATTTCACGTTCATCTCTACAATGAACATAGTTTAAATTATCAGCACCTTTACCATTATATGGTTTAATACCAAATGTATGAAACTTTTTACTAAAGTTATCATAACAAGTTATAACGTTTACAACATGAGTTGGGTCTTCTGGGTTAGGAAACGAATCTGGTGAATATGTCTCAATATCAAGTAAACACGTCTTAAGCGGGTTAGTACTAAATTCCGGTTCTTCGTTTTGCTGCCAGTATAAATCAAGCAAGAATTGCTGAACGGGCGGCATATTTTCAAATACACGCTTTATGTTTGAGTCACGAACAAATCTAGATCGGTCAAAACTAGTATTAAATTTACGTTTTGATACCTTAGTCCCGTAGATAGATGTTTTATCACCGGCAGTATTTTCAACATAGAGATAAGGCTCAAAAGAGCATTCGTGCATTACACGCTTACCATCTTTATCCCAAGTAAATAAATTTACACAACGGTTTCTACCGTTATAAACAACATTACGATACGACATCTACTACTATTATAATAGCATAGTTCCTAATTCCACTCTCTTAGGTATCGTCTTTCGGAACTTCCGTATGGTGTATTCAGAGCTTCAAGATGAGCTCCAATATTAGGATCTAATTCAAGTATTCTCGCTTCACCTATTTTTCGAAGCTTATGTACATTTTGCATGTACTTATTCTTTTTATTTGGCCTTAGAATACGTTCTATTTTATCTTCGAATTCTTCTACCGAGCTAAATTTTAGGTTACTTGGAGCGTTACTATATGTTTCCATATCTTGACATAAACAAGGTATACCAAGTATACACCCCTCTATATACTTAATATCAGATTTTGATCGATTAAAATCATTAACTTGTAAAGGTGCTACCATTAATTGCGCTCTTAAGCTATTAATAAAGTATGGATATCTTAATAAAGTTTGCCAATTATAAAATTCAATTTTTTGCTGCTGTACTAAATCTGCTAGTTGTGGAGGAAAAGCACCAACGAAAATCCATTGATATTTATCAACGGTTTTTCTTATAAAGTCGCGTACTTCAGATAAATCATCCTTACCACCAGTTTTATTATCTACATCATAATGGGCTCCGGAGCCTGTATATAGTATACGAGGCTTCTTTTTATTTTGATCGTAGTTTCTCTCTATCTCTCTCGGATTAAAAAGCTGACCCATCCAACCATGTGGTATAAAGTTTGGAATAACAGTAATATTTTGCTGACCAGTTTTTTCTTGATAAAGCTTTCTCATGAAGTCACAAGTTACGGTAACTTCGTCAACTAAATTAATTATATCGACACAATTTTGTCGAACTTCCTCTGTATCAAATGCAAATTTAAATTTATTATAATCAGGAATCACTTCCTTAAATACAACATCATCAACTTCATATATTATTTTAAAGCCATATTCTTGCTGAACCTGTTTTAAATATTTAACAAACTCGAGTTGATGCTTCGACGCTTGTCGTTGTAGCTTTACTGCCTTTACCCCTTGATACCATTTCGGATCAGCAACCATAGCTGTGGTAGATTGAGACATACCATCACCTCTTGCATTAATTACTGCTTCAGGCCAAAGTATTCGCCAATGTCCACATCCAGAATAGTCTGCTAAATAATTAACATACCTAGGCATATCTGCTTCCGCAGGTTTATTTGCATCCGGCGTTAATGATACACCAGGCATTTGTGCTTGTTGACCTACTACTGGAGCAGCAACCGGTGCTACCATTGGCTGCGGATAAGGAGACGGAGTAATCATTATATTTATATAGGTTAAAGTTCCGTATAATCTACCCTCTTAGTAATACCATTCTTTTTCTCAAGATATATTACATCACCAGTTACAGCTTTAATTGACTCTTTACGATGTGAAATAACTATCGAACATTCATCAAGTTCTTCAACTCTATCTTGTAGTATGCTTGTAATTAATTCGATACCTTTTTCATCAAACGATGAGTCAAACAACTCATCATAGATTGCAATATTATACTGTACCCCGCCTTGCAGTCTACGTATATCTGAAAAGGTAAATAGGCATGCTAAGTCAATTGATTTACGTTCAGCACCTGAGAAGTTAAAATAGGAACATACTTTATTTTTTTCATTAAGGATTTCTTCCTCAAAATATTCATTAAAAATACAAATTGAGTTTGAATCCAATCTTTTAAGATAATGTAGAAGTTTACTATTTAAAAGTTCCAATAACTTATTAACAATATAAGATTTTACACCTTCCTCTGAAACTACATACTTAACAATATCAAGCTTAGCTAATTCATCTCTATATTCTTCAACTCTACCTTGAAGTTTATCAACACGCTTCTTAGTTTCAACAATAAGAGAATCAAAGTCAGTCTCTGTGGACTCTATCGCCTCTAAGTCACCTTCTAACTCTTCTTGCCACTTATCCAACTGCTCAATTCGTTGTTCAATATTCCTCTTATTTTGTTCTTGTAGCCTTGCTTCAGATATCTTGTTTTGACACTGACTTATAGCTCTCGTAAATCTGTCTTTTCTTACTCTTAATTCCTTAAGTCCATCAGAGTAGTTTTTAATATTGTCAATCGCCTCGTGAATATACTCTTTGAGGTTTTCCTTCTCTTTAGCTATTAACTCTGCATCGTGTTCTTCCATAGGTCGAAGACATACCGGGCATTTTTCTTCTTCTGTACCCATCTTTTTATATCTTTCCTTTCTTTCTGCAGCTAAAGCTTTATTACGAGCAACAGCTTCTAAATTACTTTCGATCCTTATATCTTGATCTAAAACAGCCTCTTCAAGAGAAGATATTTGATTTTGTATCTTACTAATATCTACTTCTTCGACTTCGTTGAGTTCGTTTTCGAGCTTTTCTTTTTCTTCGGTATTATCTTCTTGACGACCAAGGTACTTTTTTCTTTTTTCATTTCTTGTTTGAAGGATTCTTTGTTTTTGGTCTTCATAATTTTTATATGCTTTATCAATCTCTTCTAACTTAGTTAACTGCGTATCGTGCTCTTTCGAAATTTCATTATACTCTGTACGTAGCATCGTTAACATTGTACTAAAGATTTCCATACCAAAAATATCCTCAATAAACTTTCGTTTTTCAATTTTATTTTTAGCCATAAAAGGAACTGCATTGTTTACGGTCATAATAACACAGTTTTGAAATATAGAAGGTGAAGCGCTTAACACACTGTTAATATAAGCAGTTGTATTTTTAATACTATCACGAGTCCTATCAACTCCATCCTTAAAAATTAAAACCTTCGAAGGGGATAGTGTACGAATAATTTTATAACTGTTTGTGCCTTTAGGTGAATCTAATTCAAAGTCTAGTTCAATGTGAGTCTTACCGTTTGTTAAATTATTCGGTATAAGATCTTTCTTAAGCTCGCGTAACGTCTCGCCGAATATAGCAAAATATAAAGCATCTGCTATAGTACTCTTACCAATAGCATTTCTACGATCTGGCTTGTCTTTATTTTTACCGGTGATGACATGAAGACCCTTACTAAACTCAACAGTTACAGGTTCTTCACCGACAGATAAAAAATTTACTATACTAAGCTTTTTAAAGTTTACTTTTTTCATATAAGCCGAGAGTGTATTTTATTATCTCTTTTTTATTCTTAATTTCAAGCAAGTTTACAAACTCTTCAATAGCTTGTGGTATATCAATGCCTGAAAGATCTTCCTTATCTTCGGTATCGTCTAAAAGTCTGTTAAAGTTAATATCATAATCAACTGTTAACACTTCAGGTTTCAGAAGTGTTAATTTTTTAATCAATATATCCATATCAGCTTGTGATATATTCATATCGACTTTTAGCTTCGCAATATTACCAGCAAAACTATCTATTACCTCTCGTGTAATATTACCCTCTCTTACTAATTCACTAAGTGATATTTTTTTATACGACGGTGATATAGTATTAACGGTAAACTCATACTCTAGGGTATCTAAATCTAGTACATAATAGCCTTTATCATTACCAGCATCTCCAAAATCCATTTGAAAGGGATTACCAACATACAGTACCGTTCCTTTACCAAATTTTTTCTCATGTCTAGTATGAAAATGCCCGGAAATAACTAACGAACTTTTCTTTAATAAGTCTTTAACCTTTAATCCCTCTTCACAAACTTTATAAGAGTTCATCTTGAAGGTTTCTATCTCAAAGTGACCGAAGATAACATCACTTTTTGGTATGTCACTTACTTTTGTGTTCCATGGACAAAGAGTAATTGTACGATCAAAAGCTTCAATCGTGTCGAAAGTATCTAAAATTGTAACATTTTGTCTTTTCTTAAAGATAGACAATGAATTAACATCTGTTCTATGCTTGTAGTAAATATCATGATTACCAGTGATCGCTATAATATTGAAATCACATAATATATCTAAAATATCTGCAGATACTTGCAGAGTACTAACTGATATCTCACTTCTGTTGTGATGCCAATCACCGCAAAAGATTATATCTTTGATATTTTTTCTCTTACACTCGTCCTTAAACCAATGAGCCCATTCTACAGCATAATTATGCCAGTCTGAACTATTTGTATGAACACCTAAGTGAAGATCTGAAAAAATAGCAACTCTAGGCTTACTAATCTTCAAAAGAATTTTCTTCGTCGGGTGGTTTTACATAAACGTGTCCGTGTGTATTATCCGGATTTGACATATAGTCCTCATAAACTCGTTCTCTATATTTTGTAACAGCTTCATGGTGCTTCTTTTCCTTTTTTATTCTATTAATAAACGCGTGGTATGCAATAGTAGTAAAATAAGAGAAAGGATTTGTAGCTTTTTCGAAGTTAAACTTTTTATGTTTTAATGCTGAATACATTTTAATAAGAGCATCACCTATCATATCGTCTTTATACGTATAATTGATAAATGATCCATTATAACTTAAACCATAAGCAATCTTCTTAATATTTTCTGCCAAATCATCCGTTAGAATATCTGTATCATAATATTTTTGTAGCGATGCTTTAAAGACCTTTGGCTCTATGTAATATGGTTTCTTTTCTTTTTTCGGTTTTTTCTCTTTTCCGGCCATTTGTTAGATTATAGTATAAAATTTTTATTTTTCAACAATATTAGTTTCACTATACTTTATCTTCTCTATATCGTAAATTTCCTTACGCTTTTCACAGTGTCTAATACCATATCTCAGTCTATCGCAGAGATCAAATATGATAAGTTTGGATTTTAGGTTGTGCTTCCTCAAACCACGGCCAATGGATTGTACTGTACGTACAAACGACTTGCCACCCGAGGCAAAAATAATATTATGTATATTCTTGATATTAACCCCGGTAGAAAAAATAGAACTCATTGCTACACATATAACGTCATTATCTTTCTCCATTATCCTCTTTATATCCTCACGTGTTTCTACTTCAACTTCACCTCTAATAAAGTAAATTTGCTTATCTTTACATTGAGTAAGGTATTCGGATAGATTTACCCCGTGAGAAATATGATTAACAAGTATTAGGGTGTTATTCTCGAGTTTAGAACATAATTTAGTAATAAAATCGTTTCTAAAATGACTTTCATATATGTAATCTAGCTCTTCTCTGTAGTAATTATCACTATTATATGGCGGTGGTATACGATAATCTAAATTTAAGATCTTAACGTTAACATTAGCGAGGTAATCTTCTATTCTAAGTTCATAACTCGTCTTTTCGTATATAACTGGTCCTAATTTACCTATAATTGTCCACTTATCTAAGTTGTTCTCCGGGAGAGTACCAGTAAAGCCATACTTATTAGGTGTTCTTATTCTAGATACTATTTTACTAATCTTATTAGACGATTTTATCTTATGACACTCATCAACTATAAGTAGATCAACGTGCTTTAACCAGTCATTTTGTTCAAACCTACTTTGAACAATACCTATGTTGCAGATAATAACGTTTGCAGTTAAGTCTGGCTTAATTTTACCTGTCCATTTAGTTATTTTAAAGGTAGTACCGCAGTTTAAGAACTCATCATACGTTTGAGTAACGAGCCCTAAGTCTGGAACTAATACTACACACTTAAATGTATCTCTATCCTTACTATCTCTAAAGTAATTTTCAATTAAAGCTGCTGTCGTAAAGGTTTTACCGGCACCGGTACCCAAAACACAAGTGCCAGTACCGAGTTTAAGGGCTTTTTTGATAACATCTTCTTGATATTCCCGTAAATCAAATGCAAAGTCTTTATAAAGCTCTATATCTTTACCGACCTTTAACACTTTTTGTAGTTTATCGGTAGTTTCTGTATCTTCTTTAGTTAAAAACTTCTTAATCTCCCAATATAGACCAACTTCACATGCACCACCTGGGGTTATAGCATACTTTCTCTGTGGTGCATATCGACCATATCGTCTACCAAAGCGTGCAGCATCATTTATAATACTAAAATGCTGCCTTACACGGTTAAATAGATCTAAATCCTCTGTTTTTAGTAACAGCTTACGTGTTGAGGGGTTATAATCAAAAGTTATCATTAATATTGTTCCATTTTATTCATATCGATAACATTTTTGATCTCCCAATGCATATTACTAAGAATTTTTTCAACCTTCTCAAGATATTCTATAATAGTATCTTGTTCTTTTATGTTATCGTTAAGTTTTGCAACAGATTCATACCTTTCAGCAGCTGATTCTGCAGAAGCTTGATTAATACGTACAGGAGAATCAGCAATTACCTTCTTAACTAAGTCCTTTTTAAGCTTACTCTTTTGAGCAATCAGTTTATTGCGTTGAATCTTTGCTTCCACAAGTCTACCAACCCAAAAATGCTTACGAGCTGGGAGTCTTTGCTGTTGTTGTTTAAGGTTGAGATCGTTTAGTACAAGATCTTCACCAATTTCTTGCATATACTTTTTTAGCAATTCCACTCTATTATTATAAATATAATTATAATGGAATCAAGTGGCAAATTTGAACGTATCTTTTTAAGAATGCTAAAAGAAGAGATGACAGCTGGTGCTGGAGGTGCACTTGGTAGCGGATCTTCATACAATCCACCCGGAGATGTAAGTTCTGGTGATACTTATGCTCCAGGTGATGCTAGATTACCCAAGGCTCTTGGAGCAGTCCAAACACGTAAAGGTACAGCAGGTAAGAAGAAGAAAAGGAAAAGAAAAGAGGAGAACGAAGAGGGGTTTCCTGAGGAAGATGCAGAAAAGAAAAAGAAAGCTGATAGATGTAAGCGTAGGGCTGATTCCGCTTATGGTAAAAAGACTTCTGCTTACAAATCTGGAGCAATCGTAAGGTGTAGACAGGGAAAAATCTGGAAAAAGAAATGAGCATGTCACAAAAAGAGGTTCTTGAAGCTAGTGACTCTTTGCGACAGTGGTTTAAGAGAGGTGGAACTGATCCTAAGACTGGTAAGAAGTTTAAAGGGTGGGTAAATTGCAAGACTGGTGGCCCATGTGGTCGTAAATCTAAAAAATCCGGTGGTAGTTACCCGGCTTGTCGACCAACTAAAGCGGCTTGTAAGAGTATCAAGGGTAAGATGTATAAGAAAAAAGGACCTAAGCGTGTTAACTGGAAGAAGAAAAAGAGAAAGAGTGAAAACGCTGAAGATGTGCATAAGCCTGTTAAGCCTGGTATCTTAAAAAAGAGATTAGGTAAGTTATCTTGTAGTAAGGTGAGAGGTGCGAAGGGTAAGTTAAAGGATAAGGGTACGCATTACGCAAAAGCACTACAACGCTATTTAAATTATCATTGTTAGCATAAATATTGTTATGCAATTCGACGAATTAGTAAAGCAAATCTTAGAAGCTAAAGAAGCACCAAAGGGTAAGCATTATAACTCTGCCGGTCAGTTGAGAAAAGGCGATGCTGATTCAGATGGCCGTGGAGGTCCAAAGTATAGGTCTGATCCTACTTACAATAACCCTAATGATCCGGATGATGAGGAGATTCCTGCTGAAGACGCTGAGAAAGTCGATAAGGATCGTATGAAGTGTAACAGTCCTCGTCGTACTTCAGGTGGTTCTAAGAAATTCGTTGTTAAAGCTTGTAAAGATGGTAAAGAAAAGATTGTTCGCTTTGGAGATCCAAATATGAAGATCAAAAAGAGCAATCCTAAGCGTAGAAAGTCGTTCCGCGCACGTCATAAGTGTGATCAGAAAAAGGATAAGTTCTCTGCTGGTTACTGGAGTTGTAAAAAATGGTAGATAAATACGCCATATGGCGGTCGTAGATAAATACCTCAAAAACAGCTTTGCAGGGACTTTGCTTCCTGATGAGTGTGAGCAAAAAAACATTAATGTATTAACTCAAGTACACGAAGTTTTACAGATGAGATTGTTTTCTTATCTTATAGAACAAGAGTGTATTAAAGATAAAAATGACACTATTAGTATGATTGAGTTAGGTGCTGATGATGGTGAATATACTCATATTTTTCGTAAAGTAGTTTCTTTGTTTGATAAAAAAAGCTTTAACATATGTACTGATGCTATGTTACATAGGGTCGAAAGCTTAGAAGATAGATTTGAAGGTGAAAATGTAAAGTTATATCATGGATATTCAGGTGTATTCGATAAAAAATCGCATGAAGATGAGGCGGTTCCAGCAGGTTATTTTAGCGCAAAAAAAATTACAATGCGAGAACTCTTCACAAAAAATAATTTAGATTATTTAAATTTTTTACATATTGATATTCAGGGTGGGGAAGAAGAGTTAATTACAGAGATTATTAATGAAGATTTATATGATAAAATAGGTTATTATTTTATTTCTACTCATGATATTGACAGACATTTAAGAGTATTGAGTGCATTAAAAAATAATGGTCACGTAGTGTTTGATATAGCAGAGCCAGCGACTGGGTGGGCTTTTGGTGATGGTTTTATTTTAGCTACAAATAAAAAACAATCGTTATCACCAAGAGATATACCATTAGAATATATGCATTTTAATACTAAATTTAATGATCCTCCAGAAATCCGGGGCATAATACGGTATAATTTATGAAAGATTTAGGCCATTGGAAAGGAATTCTCGAAGAAAGTGTAGAGCTACCTTATGGTTTCATTTATAAGATAACTAATCTTACTAATGACAAAAAGTATATTGGTAAGAAGCAGTGTCAGTCAATAAGAAAGCGTCCTCCTCTGAAAGGTAAGAAGAATAAACGACATCAAAAAATAGAAACTGACTGGAAGACCTATACTTCCTCATCAAACGAACTCAATGAACATATAAGAATACTCGGAAAGGTTAATTTTAAGTTTGAAATCCTTAGATGGTGCGATTCCAAGTGGGAGTTGAGTTATCATGAAACTAGATTACAATTTGAAGAAGAGGTATTACTAAGAGATGACTATTACAACGGAATTATCAACGTCAGAATCGGAAGGCGTAAATGATACCATACGTGGTTTTGAGTTTATTAACCTTAATAAGTGTCTTAACAAGTCTTTCAATGAATATCTTCTTTATATTACCGAGCATGAGCTAAAATTAACTCGAAAAGAGAAGAATAAGCTTGGTATACACTTCATTATTAAAGAACTTATAAGTGTATGTTCTAAGACTAGTAATAAGAAATGGTTTTACTACAAGACAGACGGTAAAACAATCGAACATACACTGGTTAAGCGTATTTTTAATGCACTACCTACTAATATATCATATAGTGAAGATAGCTTTGATACGTTTTTAGAAGAAAGAGACTACATTTCATTTAAAAAGAAAGATACATCAGCTGTTTCTTTCTATAAATTTAGACTTTTCCTTCGAAGATACGAATTGCAGCAAATTGAAAGTGAGTTTCTATCTAATATAAATATAAAACTCTCACTACTTCCATAAATATATACATGAGTAAGTTTCTAAGACTGGTAGAAGAGAATCGACCAGGTGAAGATAAATATACTGTGGAGTTAAGAGACGTAAACGGTGAAATAGTCGATTCTTTTGATATGTTTGGCGTGAGTAGCCCTTTCGATATTTTTGATAGCTTTAAGCGAGAGTATGCTCCCGAGATTCCCGTAGAAGATCAAGAGGTTACCATGGGAAATAAAAATCCATACGATGTTGATAAGGAAGTTAATAAGTTAGCTAATCAAGCTAAGGGTGGTGTAATGGGTAAGATTGCAGGAGCAATGGGAACAGCACCGCAAGAAGCTAAAAAGGCCGTAAAAATGAGATCAGACCTTGCAAAAAAAGCTGTAGAACTATATAAACAACAAACTGGTAAGTTATCTAACGCAATTGATGACGCAAAAGTATAAAAATCATGAAAAAGACATTACAATTATTTGAACAATATAAAAGGCTTTATTCAGAGCAGGATGAGGTAGAAGAAGTCGATGTTGATGTTGATGTCGAAGCTGATGCTACTGATGCAGAGGATATTCCACCGGAGCCTACTGGTATTTCACCTGAAGGTGAGGTATATGTCGCTGATCTGTTAACTAATGCCTTTATATATGCACCAGCTATGCAAGATATTAACATTGCTGCACAAGTGAATAAAGAATTTGGTAGGACACAGCCTAGAAAGGTCATTGAAACGATTGAAAGATTGATCGAATTTTCAAATGAAGAGGTTGAACAAGAACTTGAAGACTTAGACGCACAATAACATGCAGTGGTCATTAGAAGACATTTATAAAAAGCAGGTACGTGGTATTATTCCACCGCGTAGACATCTTCGCGTATTGGGTGAAAAGTTTAATTTAGAGGATGCGCCGGGGCTTGAACGTGTAAGAAAAGAGTTAAGCGGGGAAACGCCTATAAGAGCTAATTTATCGTTTATTGGTAAGCAAATTAATAGTAAAGAGGATATTGAGAAGTTGAATTTAGATCCAGAGATGGAAGAATATCTTAAGAAGACTCTATCGTATTGTTTAACACTTCCGGAAGAGGACCGTGAGGCTTGCTGGCAGGAATTAGCAGGGAAGGTTAAAACACATCCTATTGATAATATACTTACAAGATATCTTGTGTCAAGAGATTGGCCGAGTGTTTCTGCAGGTAAATATGCAGGTGAGTTAGTTAAATTACTTACTAAGGATGTAGATGATATGAGAGGATTTAGTACAAAAGATCTAGAGGATTATATTGAGGGAAATATAGCTAAACCTAATTTTGGTACTGAAACAAAAGGCAATCTTGTAACTGACTTAGGTAAGATTAAAGTACCTAGTGATTTTGTATATAAACTTATGCAGCATAAGACTCAGGATGAAAAAATAAGAGGAGTTGGAATGGGTGAGCTTGCGATGACTATATTCTTTGATAATGTTAAAGCAGCGACAGGTAAAGGAGATTTAAGTATAGACGATCAGGAATTAGAAATTAAGGGGCATGGAGCAGCTTTAGGGGCAACTGGGGATCAAAGATTAGATATTAGGGAGTTGGTTAAAAAACCTTTAGAAGCGGGAGGGTTAGGTATTGGTTATAAGGATGTTTTAGCAAAAACAGGTAAGTTAAGGTTCACAGGACCGACTTATGGTGGTAAGATTTACAATGCTGCAAATTTTGCACAAGCTATTGCAGATGCGTACGCGGATGCGCGCGATAAAAAGAGATTTAAAGATAACTTTTGGACTATTATAGAGAAAAACTTTAACTCTGGTCAAAAAGGTGAAATGGGTAACGAACAAGATGTTAAGAGGGTATATGATGAGATAGATTTGACGAGTGCAGACGATATTAATAGTACTATAGCATTAATGAATTTTGTTAGATATATTAGTAAAGAGGAGGTTAATCACTTTATGGTGCATGATTTTGGATCTAGAGGGAAGATTGCAAAAACAACTGGGGATTATGGACCGAGTACACCAGCGAATAGAGGAGATTATATTTACGTACACGGTGAGCCTCTAGAAATGGCACAACAATTAAGTGAGCTAGGAGAGAAAGTTGGATTTGAGCGTATACAGCTTAATAACTTAAGGCCACGGATAGGGTTACCAATGCACGGTGGAGGGTTCTACGGAGCTCCAACTGTATTAAAAGACAAATATTAAAAAATGAAAAAATTTAAACTATATTTCGAAGATTACTTAGAGCTCCTTGAAGAGGGTAAGGCTAATACACATCTCACACACTTAGAAGAACTAATTCTTACTAAAGGTAAGGGTGGTTATGATCAAGCTAAGGGCTTTTTAGTTAATTTACTCGGTCATTTACAGGGAAAGAGTAAGAGAAAGATCGGTACTACAGTAAAATGGGACGGTGCGCCTGCTATCTTCGCTGGAAAGCACCCTGATACCGGTAAATTCTTTGTTGGTACTAAGTCTATCTTTAATAGAGATCCTAAAATTAACTATAATGAGCAAGATGTTGAAATAAATCACGGGCATTCACCTGGTTTAGCAGATAAGCTTAAAAAAGCTCTTAAGCATTTACCTAAATTAGGTATCAAAAACATAATGCAAGGTGATTTCATGTTTGACTCTTCATCAGTTAAGAAAGAGAACATCGACGGTGAGGTACATTATACCTTTCAACCAAATACAATTAAGTATGCAGTAGAAGCTGACTCAGATTTAGGTAAACAGATAGCTAACTCCGTGTTTGGTATTATATTCCACACTGAATATGATGGATTGGACAGCCCTGCATCATTTGGTGCTAAGGTTAACCGGTTGAATAAGGTGCCCGGTGTTTGGTTTGATGATGCTTTCTTTAAAGACGATACTGGCATTGTAAATTTAACAGATGATGAGGTAAAACAGGTTAGAGACTTAATTAAGACCGCTGATTCAATTAAAGTAGATTATAAAGACCTACCTTCCGACCTACTCAACCCTTATATCAATACAGAAATTAGAGAAGGTAAGTTCTTAAATGATCCAGAAGAATCTTATAGGAACTTTATTGAGTGGTATACTACTAGAATTAAAAAAGAAATAGATAAAAGAAAATCTGTACGTGGTAAACAGAAATTAGAAGAGACACTTAAGCAAAAGACGGCTCAGTTTGAATCACAAAAGAGTGATATAGTTAATTTGTTTAAGGTTAGTAGTTTGTTGTCGCAGGCTAAACAGATCTTTATTAACAAGTATAATAATGCTGTATATAACACTAAACACTTCATTGATGAAGGTGAGGGTGTGCTGAGGGTCACTGCTCCTGAGGGATATGTAGCAGTTGATAGAGATGGTAATGCTGTTAAGCTTGTTAACAGATTAGATTTTAGTTCAGCTAACTTTCAAAAAGATAAACCTGGGTCATGAGAACATTTAGAGAATATTTTGAAGATATGGAGACAAGAGTTGAGCGAATCGCTCTTCTCCCCGGTGGTTTTAAGCCCCCTACAAAGGGTCACTTTAATGCTTTAAGGTATTTGCTTGATGATGCTGATAAGGGTATTGTTTTTATTGGTGGTAAGGCGCGTGAGGGTATCACACCAGAGCAATCAGAGAAGATATGGAACATATATGCAAAATATTTTGATAAGCCTGTAGAGGTTGTGCATGTACCAAACCCAGTAAGGGCGGTTTATGACTTTGCTGACGAACATTTAGACAGTACATTACTTGTTGGTGCTGGTGAAAAGGATGAAGATGTTAAGCGTTACAAATATTTTATAGATAATGTTGAAAAGTATCCATATGTTAATGTAGTTAAGATACCAATGCAAGAAGGTGGTATATCTGGTAGTGAAACAAGAGAGATGATACAAAAAAATATTGACGAGTCGTTAGATTACTTTGTACCTGAAGAGATATCCATTGAAGATAGAGATCAAATAAAAGCAATATTGGTATAAATAATATTATGAGAGATAAGAAACGTAAAGAGAAAGCTATGCTTGAAGAAGCGTACGGAAGGGTCAACGAGATGTTAGGACCTCATAATAACCCTTATCCTCAAGAGATGACAATAGCAGTGCCTGTACCAGCAGAAGATGAAAGCTGTGGAGAGTATGATCAATCAGAAATCGATATGGCTGGTAGAGACCTTCTCAAAGCTCAAGAGTACGCAGCTAAGTTAACCGCTATGGTACAGCAGGTTCCAGGTTTAGATGGATGGGTTTCCGCTAAGATAACAAAAGCTTCAGATTATCTTTCTTCTGTATACCATTTTCTCGATTATGAGCTACGTGAAAAGCCACAGGAGGCAGTGATAGACGTAGAGGAGATTGAAGCTCCTGTAGAAGTCTTCAATGTTGGGTATGAAGAAGCAGAAAACACTTGACCTCATTCTTAGATAACAGTTGTTATGAAAAAATTTAATCAATTCTTCCTCGAAAAACAAGTTTTAGGACTCATCGAGTTCTTTGACGTAGATGGTATTGGTAAGATACCATCAAAGCTTGACTCCGGTAACGGAGCATTTAACGTTATACATGGGGAAGATATACAAGTACAGGGTAATAAAGTGCTTTTTAAGACAGTTAACAATCAACATCTTATGAAAGATAAGGTGGACGACATTGTTATTAACGTTGGTGCTGGTAATACAGAAGAAAGACCTGTAGTTAACTTTGATCTTAAGATTGGTAATAAAGAATTTAAAGATATACCCTTTTCAATTGGTAATAGATCTTCTAACCTATTTAAAATCTTAGTAAGTAAAGATTTTATTGAAAAAGAGCTTGATGCTCTTATCGATGTTAGTCAAGAAAACATCGCTGATAGTGAAATTGAAGCTACTTATTAATACCAAGTAGGCTTCCAACGTAACGTCCAAGTAGCAAAGTCTTTATCATGACGAATATACTCTCTATATTTGTCAATGGTTGAAAGATTATTAAAATCTTTTACCTTTCTACAATCACAATCGTCACTAATAGCTACTGCATAATTAGTTAGACCGGTTTTATTCATAATAGTATTATGAATATTCTTACCGCACCATTCAATAAACGTTTTTGTAAAATGCTCGTTTGATTCAGGCCATCTATACATACGCTCAGTAAACATTTCCAATGTATGATCAACTAACCACTTAAAGTTATCTTTAGTTTCGCGAGCCCATATAGAGCATTGATGATTAAAGTACCCTTTACCTCTTCTTCGAGGTTTACCGGTAGAAGTTCTTGGAGTAGATGGATGATCTAATACTTCTTGAGGAAATGCATGAGCTAACATAATAGCCCCTTCAATTTGCATCTTTGATCTTACGTGTTGATCACAGAGATTATAAGTAGAGACGATAGGATCGTCATCCGTTACAAAAATATTCATTCCTTTATTGTAAAGTCGTTCCTTACCTTAATCCAGTCGACTCAAAAACATCTCTAGTAACACCAGCTTTAAAGCCTCCTTCAATACCTTTTACAATAACTGATACAGCATTATGACTATGCAAACTCTCATTATGAGAAGCTACAATCTTAAAGTCTAAGATACGGGATTCGTTAGTAAGCTTTTCATATAACAGTCTCACAGCGTCTTCCACGAACTTTAAGTAAGCACCATTCTTTTCAGCAAATGCTTGCTCATCTTCTCGCTTAACCATAACTTGTGTCTCAGTTTGTAGAGCATCGAGACATAATTCTTGAATATCTTCAATCCAAAGCATATCTTCAAACTTTACACTTACACGAGCAACGCTTCTCTGACTATGAGGTACAGTAGCTCTATTACGATACTTCTCAGCATGCTCACTTAATTCAAAGCTACAAGGACAGGCAGAAGAATAAACAAAATCAAAATGAATATACTTCTTAAATTCACCCTCTTTAGTTAAGTCACCTTCAAATACCACATCATAGTATTGATAACCTTCTAGACCACTACGTAAGCTTTTTTGTTTAATAGGGTAAGAAATTTTAAGCATTATTCTTGAGTCAAAACACTTGAGATTATTTTTATAAGTCTCTAAAACGTCTTTAATCTTATCAATACTAAATGTCTCATCCTTATGATCGTAAAAACTTCTCATAATACGTGACATATTAATGCCTTTCTTATGAGCTTCTAAACTAACACTACCAGTAACACTCGTTTCTAGTTCAATAGTCTTACCATTTCTCTTTTTATAAGTCAAAGGCAGTTTAAAGTTATGAATACCTACTTGCTGAATAGGAACTGCCGCACCTTGAATTAAGCTAGATGGTCCATTTTGCAGATCAGGTAAAGAAGATATATACTCTTTAGTAGCGACGACGTTTTTATCATAAACTCGAATAGGAGGAAAATAACTACTGCTATATTCTTCACCCATTATTTTTTTTGCAATAACATCTTTTTCGCCAGTAAGTTCATCATCCTCTCCTAGCCACTCATAATTAGAATCTTTTTTACTTTTACTCATTTATATGATACTATTATAACTACAATATTTGATTTTCAAGACTAAATATTGTATATGGCGAAAATGTCACAAAAAGAACTGGTTGAAGAAGGTTTTTCAGATAAGATACGTGGTATAGCGAAAGCGGTTAAAACCGGTGTTAAGCAAGCTGCTCAGCAAGGTGTAAATTTAGATACCGGTCAGCTAACTACGGGGATGTATAAGTCTTATAAAGGCGAGCAACCAGTAGCGTTCCTTAAGAAAGCTCTAGAGAATGACAAAGAGATTGGGATAGTTAAAATTGACAAGAGTAATATTAAAAAACAACAAGCAAGTGGTAAGAAGGGTTACCTAGGTCGAATTGTTGGACCGAAAACAGTAACTTTAATTCCATTCGAAGGTACTTTATATAATAAGAAGGAGAGGCGTTATGAGGGACCTGGAGCTGGTACTTCACCTCCACCTGATGCTGTAAATGCGGAGCTTAAAAATGAAAAGACAGCATATATGGGTGATTCAAGAGGTGAAAGAGGTAAGTACAGACCGGTAAGTGAGAAGGGATCAGTAAAAAAACGACTGTTGGGAGCTCTAACCAAGATAGGTATAGATGATCAATCGGCAAAAGAGTTCGCTTTATATTTAAGTAAAAATATGAAACGAGTTCTCGCAGGGATACAGAAAACAAGAGCTGGACGTGGTTATGATTTTACGTTTGATCCTGATGCAGCACTCGGTGTAACTAAGACAACAAAGAAGGCTCCGAAGTTTCCTAGAGCGGGAGGTGTTGCCGAGGGTCCTACTGTGCAAGAGTTACAAGATAACCCTCCTAAAACAAAAAAGTTAGTTATACCAGAAGGTTTTACTTTAAGAGATATTATTCAGTTATCTAAAAAGGTTTTGCTTTTTGAAGAGCCAGGGGATGACTTTTCTGAATATAAAAAAATGGGCCCTGCTAAATTTATTGCTAATTTATCTGATGAACAAATGGAATCCTTGTTAAAGGATATTCAAGAGATACAGCCTGGATTAGACGTGCAATTTAAATTAAAAGCATCACAAGACTATCTTGATAGAAAAGAGAAAGAAGAGACTGGTCCGAAATCAGACTATCAAGGTGAAACAGGGATGTTTGTAGCAGAAATATTTAGAACGAAAGATGGATTACAGCTTGGCGATATATATAGACAAGAAGATCCAACAGACGTTGTTAGAGGCGCGCAACAAAGTAAGAGTAAAGAAGAAGTTAAACTGTCCCCATTTGATAAAACTGTAGAAACCTTAAAAACTAAGAATAATCTTAAAGCTAACACGCTAGTATCTGCAATCAAAGAAATTAATGATGTTAATATAATAACTAATATTACCGGTGGCAAGGAAGGGGATAGATTATCTGATGATGATATAGTAAAAATTAAAAACGAGTTAATTAAGCAAAAGATCATTAAAGAAAAAAGTTCTCAAAAAATCCTGCTTCGACAGTTGACTTCGCTTTCCTAATAATTAATTAACCGAGACCAGACGAGGGAAAGCCTTTTAAATTCACCTCTGCAGTTGATTTTTACTTGCATCCTCATATAATAATATTATGACTTATACATCTTCGAAGGTACTCGAATTAGGATCAACAGCATTTCGTCAGCCTAATGCAGATTCTCATTGCAAATATTTACATGGCTATCAACTCAAAGCAGAACTTACTTTTGGTTGTGAAAAACTAGATAACAATAACTGGGTATTTGATTTTGGTGGGTTAAAACAACTTAAAGAAATTTTTAATAATCAATTTGATCATACTACTGTTATTTCTGGTTTAGATCCTGATTTGGATACTTTTAAGGACTTGCAAGATAAAAATATTATTCAACTAAGAATTCTAGAAACTGGTGTAGGTATTGAAAAATTTGGTGAATGGGTATTTAAGACTGCAGATACGTATATTGAAGAAGCAACTGAAGGACGCGTATGGATTGAAAACGTAACAGTATTTGAGCATGGTAATAACTTTGCATCATGTCATAAGTCTGTAAAAGCTGGATCAACGTTTGTTGATGAAGAGGGTACTAAAACACATGTTGTTGAGGATGTGGCTCCGGAAGAGCCAATCACTACAACAGAACCACCGGAACAGCGAGTTGATCCAAGAGCTGCTAATGTTGGTCCTGCTAAAAAGAGTAACAACTTTAGTAACCCATTTGAAGGTACATCTTGGGGTGCTTAAGTACCGAGTACTGAGCAAATAAAGCGAAGTATTTTACTTCGAGCTATTTCCGAATTACCAAATTCGAAGGAATATATATCATTATCTGTGCACTGTTTATTGTTAAACTTGTTAAATATTTCTCTGTAGCCAGATTTGTTAACATCAGCTTGATTACAATCACCAATTACGATATATTTTGAGTCTCTTCCAAATCTTGTTAAGATTGTTGTGAGTTCCTTTCGCGATAAGTTTTGCGCTTCATCGACAATGACTAGAGACTTGTTAAAAGTTAAACCTCTTACAAAGTTAACAGGTATTGCTTCAACAACACCTTTCTGTTTTAACATACTGTAAGTACCTCTATCTGCAATTTCAGTTACCTTCTCTTCAAGAGGTATTGAGTAAGGTGAAAACTTATCATCAATTTCTCCTGGTAAGGATCCTAGACTTCTTTCAGCAGACTCAGCAACAGATCTAATATATACCATTCTGGTAAACTCTTCTTGTTTTATTAACTCAAGACCTGCATAAACAGCTATATATGTCTTCATACTCCCGGCTGGTCCATCAACGAACCCCATCTTTGTCTTTGGATTCTTAATACAGTTATAAAACTCTCGATGCTTTGGATTAAAATAGAATGGACGCTTAATCTTAAAATTAAATAACCAATTTTTTTCTAATGATTCTGTAAGCTCTACTTCTGGCGAACTTACCCGACGTAAACGGGCTGTTTTTACACTCATTACTAATATTTAGTTGAAAACCCAATAGTTTCATAATATAATTAAAGAAATATGATTGATTGTACTAAAGAAACTTTACTAGTATCGGACGATAAAGCATTTTATACACTTGAAGGAGAAGGCGAATATGTTGGCATGCCATCTGTCTTTTTTAGGCTTTCGATGTGTAACTTAACATGTAAAGGATTTGCTTCTGAGGATTCTCCTCATGGTTGTGATTCTTATATATCGTGGTCTGTTAAAAATAAAATGACCTTTAATGAGATTTTTGAATACTTTGAAAAACATAAACTTGTAGATAAGTTACGTGAAGGTGCAATCTTTAAACTTACAGGTGGTGAACCTATGGTACAACAAAAGCAGCTACTTAAGTTTATTAAGGCCTTTATATATAAGTACGATTTTCACCCTGTAATTGATTTCGAGACGAATGCTACAATTCAACCTGATGAAGCTTGGATAAAGGAGTTTCATGCTACCTTTACAACATCACCTAAATTAACATCAAATGGAGATCCAGAGAAGAGGACTTATAAGCCTGAAGTATTAAAGTGGCATAGAGAAGTAGGATCTGGATTTAAGTTTGTTATTAACTCTGATGAAGACATTAACGAAATATGGCGTAAATATGTTGACGATGATACTGTTCGGGTACCGAAAAATAGAATATGGTTTATGCCTTGTAGTGGTAGTAGAGAAGAGCATGTAGAAAGAGCACCTGCTGTTGCTGAATATGCAAAAGCGATGAATGTTAATTTTTCACCTAGATTGCATTTACTTATCTGGGATATGGCTTTAAAGGTTTAGTGTCATATATATAGTATGAGAATAGCATTTTCAGGTACAGGGAATAGTGGTAAGACCACCCTTTTAAGAAGCTTTTTATATACGTGGACGGGTTATAAAACTCCAGAAAAAACGTATAGAGAGGTGTTACAGGAGAAAGAGTTACCTCACTCTTCCGAGTTAACTACTGAAACACAAGAAGAAATACTTAACTTTATGGTTGATGATGTACAATTAGCCGGGAAAGGTGATAAGGTGGTGTATGATAGATGTCCTCTTGACGCTATAGCCTACTCAATGTGGGGACATGACAAGAAGATTGAAGGCTTTACAAAGGAATTTGTTACAAAACAAATTAACTTAATGAGAGAATCGATGAGATCTATTGATATTATATTTTTATGTCGGTTTGATCCTAATCAGGCTATACAGGATGACGGATTTCGTGATACAGATAAAAAATTTATAGTGGAGGTTGATAATATCTTTTATTCTCTCTTCAGACAGTATACAGAACACCCGGAAGCTGATGTCTTTTTTCCTAAAGGTGACTCACCGTGTATAATTCTGTTACCAGATAATGGTCAAGAGAGGATCGACTTAATTAGTGAATATGTTACTGTTGATGGAGAAATGTATGGTGATGAAAATTCACTCTTTAGCCCAGAAAATATTAATCAGTTAGAAGATTTGGTTAAGCAGCAACAGAATGCTCATGACGCTGAAGAAAAAGAAAAAGAACTTAAGAAAAAATTTGGGTTACCTGGTGGTGGTTATCCGCCAATAACGCTATGAGTAAGGTTGGGGTAGGTATTATTACATGCAATAGGGTTGCTATGTATAAAAAATGTTGTGACTCAATACAAAAGAGTTGGTATGATGAATTAGTTACTGTAAACGATGGTGATCAAAGTATTACATGTAATAATGGTGATTATATAGAGACTTCAGGTGGAGAAGGTGTTGGTAAGGCTAAGAATAAAGCTATAAAACACTTGCTAGATAAAAATTGTGATTATATCGTTCTTGTAGAGGATGATATGTTGTTTAAAGGCAACCTCTTCGAGCAATATATTAAAGCACATAAAGAAACCGGTATACATCACTTTATGTTTGCTTACCATGGACCGGCAAATAAGGCAGGAATAAGCAGAGGGAAGCCGGTTCCACGTAAGGTTATTGATTATGGCGATGTTAAGATTGCTTTAAATCAGCATTGTGTTGGTGCCGTTTGTTTTTATACAAAACAATGTCTAGATGAGGTAGGGTTATACGACGAATCTTACACTAATGCATTTGAACATGTTGACCATTCATATGAATTAGCAAAAGCTAATTATAGTACACCTTACTGGTGGTGGGCTGATATTGAAAATAGTTTAGACTATGTAGAAGAACAAGCATGTTCAGAAGATAATTCAGCAATTCGTCCAAGATCAGATTGGCAATCTAATATTCAAAAATCAGCTATAAGATTTTCACAAAAGCACGGTGTATCACCAGTACAAGTATCAGATACACCAGTAGATAAAATTATTGATAAACTCAAACAAATTAAAAATGAAAATAGACCTATTTTGTCCAAGTAGAGAAAGAATTAATAAAGTATTAACGTTTATTTGCAGTATAATTACAACAGCAAAAGATATTAATAATATTAATCTCGTTTTAGGAGTTGATGATGATGATCCAAAGCTTGATCATTATTTAAAAATAGCTCAAAATTTAGATTTCATACAAGTAGTACGCTACCCTGAAGGTCTCATAGAAAAGATAGGATTGTGTGGACTATGGAATGTAATGGCTGAACAAACAACAAATGAAATTATCGCTATGGTTGGTGATGATATGAAGTTTGAAACACCAGACTGGGATGAAAAAATACTTAAAGAATTTTCTAATAAAGAAGATAATTTTTATCTTATCCACTGCAATGATGGTATGAGGGGTCCGGGTAACAAGTATGCTAATGTACCACCGTTAGCAGTTAATTCATTTATACATAGAGATTATGTCGATACAGTCGGTCATTATATGGAAGAGGTAGAGCCTAATACCTTTGGTGACACATACCTAGATAAGGTATTTGAACTCTTAAATCGTAAAATTTACTTTCATGATATTATGATAAGGCATATGCATTTTTCAGAGTATGGTGGAAAGGATCAGGTATCAGTTAATATTGAAAAAACGAGAGAAGGTATATGGGATGATCCTGCTTTTTTTCAAGAAAAATTAATGCCTGAGATTCTTAAAGAAGTGGAAATTATAAAAGCAAAAATTGCATGAACATATATACTCACTATAGTGATTCACATAAAGAATTATATGAAGATTTTTTTAAGCCGTCCTTAAGAAATATTTATAACAAGGATAAAGTATCTATTCGAGCTGCTTATCATAAACAAACAACTAACGAGGGTAAGTTTATGGAAGCTGGTTGGCTTGATAGTATGAAATATAAATTACAGGTTATTCTTCAAGCTATAGAAGAAAATAACAATGATTATTTTATTTTTGCTGATACAGATATTGTTTTTTATGATGATTTTATTGATGATTTAAAAGAATCATTAGGTAATAAAGATATAGCATGTCAAGAAGATTGTAATTCTCTATGTGCTGGTTTTTTTATAGCTCGTGGTAACGATAAAAATAAAAAATTATTTACTGAAATATATAATAATTTTACACAAATGGTAAATGATCAAGTAGCTTTAAATCGCTTAAAAGACATGGTCGACTATAAGTTTCTAGATAAAGAAAAATATTATACTATTGGTAATTTTTATGATAATCCTGATGGTACACATGTTTGGGACGGTGTTACAAATATTATGCCTCCTAAAAATATGAAGTTACATCATGCTAATTATGTAGTCGGGGTAGAAGATAAAATTAAGCTTATTAAGTTAATAAGAAATCATTATCTAGCAATGGTAGAATGATTGTAGATTTTAAAGAGTTAAGGATACCTTTAATACATCCAACATACCCTCCATACCACACAGGTAAATATATGGAGGAATACTTTTATGAGTTTTATCTCAACAATAAAAAAGAGTTCGATCAAACAGGCTTTACTCTTATACCGATATTTTGGACAAATGTATATATAATGGAGGGTAAGGGGGCTAATAAGCGTAAATTAATACAACCCTATTTAAACGCTCTACCGAGTGGTAAATATTTTACTGTATCACAACACGATGATGCAGTAGCAGAGCAACTTCCGGAAGGAACTCTATCATTCGAAGGGGGAGGTAATGGTAATGGCATACCTCTACCATTAATATGTTCTAAAATGCCTACCAAAACAACTACAACTAAAAAAGATATTTTTTGTTCTTTTGTTGGATCGGCATCACACCCTGTTCGTCAGACTATTAAAGAAACTTATATAAATGATAGCGACTTTCAATTATATATGAAGCCATGGACACAGGCTATACCTGAAGCTCAGCTTAATTTTTTTATAGACATAACAAATAGATCAAAATTCTCATTATCACCTCGAGGGTATGGAGCTCAAAGCTTTAGATTCTACGAAATATTACAACTTAACTCAATACCGGTTATTGTATACGATAAAAAATGGCTTCCATTTGAAGATGAAATTGATTATGAATCATTTTGTGTACTAGTACATGCAGATGAAATTTGTAACTTAAAGAATATACTGAATAATATTTCTGATAAGCAGCAAAAAGATATGCTTAAAAGAGGTAAAATTATATACAATAAGTATTTTACACTCGACGGTATGTGTAAACAAATATTAAAAGCATTACAATCAAATGTTGAGTTATCTCAATCTTAGTATAAAATATACTGATGATAGTTGATGGAAATAACTTTATAAGTCATTATTTAAAAAATAATATTCCATTTACAGCAGGAAAGCTTGGTGGTAATGAGCTTCAAATTTTATGGTGTACTCTTAATAGATCAAACCCTTGGGGCCAGCAATTTTTAAAAGAGACACAAGATGTAGCTGGTTTATATCCGGTTAATGATGATACTTTTAAATGGTTTACTGATAATGTATTACAAGATTTAAAATATTTAGATTTAGCACCGGTATGGAGAGAGAATGTTCTTCCAGGATTTGAAAAAGATATATATCAAAAATATTGTGATAAGGTAAATATTACAAAATTACAACATCTAGAGCCATATTTCTTTGATGATCCATGGACAACATATTTAGAGGGTAAAAAAGTTGCAGTGTTTTCTCCGTTTGCAACATCAATATCTAATAACTTTAAAAATCTTAGTAAAATATGGAACGGTAAGATAACTTCTAATTTTGATCTTATACCTGTACAGTATCCAACAGCTATTACCATAACAAAAGATACTCCTTATAAAAACTCACGAGAAATATATGATGAAACTCTTACAAAAGTTAAAGAACTAGATTTTGATATAGGTATTTTTGGTACAGGTCATACAGGTCTTTTACTAGCATTAGAGTGTAAGAAAGTTGGGAAGACAGGAATACACTTAGGTGGTGCAACGCAAATTTTATTTGGTATAAAAGGTAATAGATGGGATAAGATGAAAGAGTTTCAACCATTTTTCAACGAATATTGGTCACGTCCGTTAGAGAGTGAAACTCCTGATCAAATAGACGTTGTTGAACAAGCTTGTTATTGGTAATATGAGAGTAATAATAGAATATGATCCGTGGGGTCGACTAGGAAATAGAATGTTTCAATATGCTTTTGCATATTTGTTGGCTGAAAAATTTAATTGTGAGTTATTTTATAGAGAAGGTTTACCTAATTTTGGAATTGAACCTAAACCGGTTGATAGATTACAATCTAATGTTTTAAAAGCAAGATCTTTAGGAGATCAACATTTTGATTTTGATGCAATTAAGGATTTTGATGGTGATATAATCCTTGACTCTTTTGTACAGCAATCGAAGTATTATATCGATAATCGTGATACATTAAGAAAGGTGTTTGGAATTAGAGATTTAGATACTATTAATAAAGACTCATTAGTACTGCACGTGAGAGGTGGTGATTATCATCAACTAAAACAGTTTTTAGGTTTGGACTTTTATAAAGGTCTTATAGATTTTTCTGGATTTTCAAAAGTTAAAATTGTTACAGACGATCCAAAATGTGAAACTGTAACTAATTTATTAGAGTATGGATGTGAGCTTGAAACATCTTCACTAGGACCAGATTTTAATATTAATGGAGATAGAAGCGCGATGGATGATATGAAAACATTATTATATAGTGAAAATCTGGCTATATCACAATCTTCTTTTGCTTGGTGGCCAGCATTTTTAGGTACGCATAAGAAAATTATTTTTCCATACAGCCTTACACTCGATACTCAATCATGGCCATTGGATCCAAAACACGACGATATTGATTTGTATTTTGACTTTAATAATACCAGTCATAAGTACGTAAAATGAACATTGTTTTATTTCATAGAGGTAATTATTTACCACATCGACCAGATATGTCTGGCTTACCTGGTCATATAAAATATTGTATTAGACAAATACGCCACACAAATCCCGACTATAATATATATTTTCTTACAAATTTAAATATAGAGGCACCGGATGACCCTAAAATAAAAATTATTAATGTAAATGAATTTACTGCTCCGGATATTTCTAATTATTTTTCACATGATATACCAGAACATGTGCAGCTATGGCAGACATCTATACTAAGAGTATTTTATCTAGAAAAATTCTTAGAAAAATACAATATTGAAGATGTTATTCATTTTGATAATGATATTGTTTTATATTCTGATCTTAAAAAGTTTGAAAGTAAATTTAAAAAATTTAACCTTTTAATAACTCCACATTTTGAAACGGAATATGTTTTTGGTTTTAGCTATATAAAAAATTACAAAGCATTAACAAAAATAAACAAAGAGCTTTTACAGTTAGTAAATTTACCGTTTAGTGAATTACAGCAAAAAGTTAATCATGAATGTCCGCATGAAATGAGAATGATTAACTATATAAACAATTGTAGTAATATGAAGTTAATAGATCATCTTCCCGTTGTACCAACTGGTGAAGGTAGTGATAACTTTAAATTGTTTAATACTATTTTCGATCCCTCAACATACGGTAAGCATGTTGGAGGGTCTCATGAACTTGGTCATCATAATAAACATTATGTACCGACAGAAAGTTGGAATGGTACAGAAGGTCACCACTACGCAGGTAAGCAAATTATTAAAAATAATATTAAAGTTGATTTTAAAAATAAACAACCATATTTAAAGTGTAGCGATGGTAATATATATGATATTGCAAATTTGCATATACATACAAAAGAGTTAGATAAATTTATAACTTACTAGCTATGTTTATTTCCGGTGAAGCTTTACAAGAGCTAGCTGATTTGACTATAATATTTTCAGATCAGCGTCATGACGAATTATGGAAAGTTCAAATACATAATATAAACTGTAAATACATTGTAATTAGCCCAGGTGATAGCTTACCTGAAGAAATATTTACAGCACGTTCTATTTTTATATACACACATGCACTACCATTATTTTTTGAAAGAGTATTTCCGTTATTAACAAAACCTATAACACTCTTATCACATAACTCTGATCACGGTGTAGATAATAATTATTTAGAATATTTAAACAGTAATAAAATTAATAAATGGTTTTGTCAAAATAGATTAACATCTCATCCAAAATTATTTTCTTTTCCAATAGGAATTGCAAACAGTCAATGGGAACATGGTAATCAAGAGCTTTTTAAGAGTGTAGTTGATAAAAATATACCTAAAGAATTTTTAGTATATAAAAATTTTGATATAGGTACAAATGCATATGAGCGTAATTTATGTCACGCTATCACTCAGCGTAATGGTATACCTATGAGCTCAAAAACAACTATTCCTGCGTATTGGGATATGCTAGCAAAAAGCGCATTTGTAATATCGCCTCCTGGTGGGGGTATTGATTGTCACCGTATATGGGAAGCTCTTTATTTTAAAACTATACCTATTGTTCAAAGCCATGTAAGCTTTTCGCAATTTGAACATTTACCAATACTGTTTGTAGATAAATGGGAGGATATAACGATACAGTACCTGCGTAATAAATTATTATATAATGATATTGACTGGAATATAGATGAGCTTAAGTTAGATTTTTGGAAGAAAAGCTTAGTTGAATAGTGTACATTGTATTATACAATAGGGTATGATTATTAGAGAAGGTGTATACGACGGTAAATTAATTCATGAAAGATTTGCTTATAAATATTTTCGAAAGCAAGTATCTCCAGCGGGTAATATTGTAGCATTTAGAGCTCCAATGTATGTTAAAGAAGAGCTTATTGACTTAGAAGACTCTTTGAGTAATGATTTTATTCATAGTCAAGATGCTATAAATTTTTGCTGGGAGATTCCTAACTTATGTCCGCTTGGTGCTGTATCGTTTCAAAGACTACTCAATACAGCAATTGCTAATATTCTATCTAATATTATTCAAAAGCCTATTGTAGTAGATGGTGACGATTTATTGGTGCAAGATGAGTTTGTAGGTGTTGATAAGCAAGTTCGACAGTCTGGTAAAGTAAGTGTTTCGATTACTTACTCGAAAGATAATGTAGCTGTAGGTCATACCGGTATCAATATTGTAGCTGGTGATAAAGCTCCTGCGTTTGCTTACTCTTCTAATTTATCAGAAAAAAATACAGAAGAGTTTATGACTGCTGTAATCGATTATTTTAATAATGAGGTTGCTGATCAGTTTGTTGCTACTACAAAAGTAATTGTATGAATTTTTTCCAACTTCAAAATAAATTATTTTACTCTAAGAAAGATAAAGCGGGGGATTTAGATGCTGAAGGCGAACAATCATTCGTTCCATTCTTGTTTAATCGTTGGCTTTCTTTTTATAATAATGATATGTCTGTCTTTACGAATGAGACATTGAATAAGTTCAGTACTATATTTGAAAATAAACAAGACGCTTATAAATTATATTACTATTTGATTCCGCGACTTAAGTTTAAAAGAATATCCTATATTAAGAAGGTAAAAAAGGATAAAGAAGAGGAAGAGAATTTAAATTTACTTGCTAAAAATAAGAATATTTCAGTTCGCGAATTAAAAAATTATATAAAAAATTATGAGTAAAAAAGCATTAGTATTAGGCGGCGGTGGCTTTATAGGTGGGCACCTCGCAAAAAGATTAAAATCAGAAGGCCTATGGGTACGTATTGTAGATATTAAAAAGAGTCATGAATATTGGGATCATACGGATATTTGTGATGAATACATATCTGGTGACTTAACAGATCCAACAGTAGTTGACAACGCATTAACACTAGAGGGCGGCTTTGATGAAGTGTATCAATTAGCAGCTGATATGGGAGGAGCCGGTTATATTTTTACTGGTGATAATGATGCAAATGTAATGCATAATTCAGCTTTGGTTAACTTAAACGTGGTTCACTATGCTACAAAACATGGAGCTAAGAGAGTATTTTATTCTTCTTCAGCTTGTATGTATCCGGAACATAATCAACTCGACCCTGATAACCCTAATTGTGAGGAATCTTCAGCTTACCCGGCAAATCCGGATAGTGAATATGGGTGGGAAAAACTCTTCGGTGAAAGACTGTTTCTAGCTTTTAGTCGTAACTATGGTCTTAATGTTAGAGTAGCGAGATATCACAATATATTTGGACCACAGGGTACGTACGATGGTGGTAAAGAAAAAGCGCCAGCAGCTATGTGCCGAAAAGCTGTAGAAGGAGCAACAGAAATAGAGGTATGGGGTGATGGATCCCAAACAAGATCCTTTTTATATGTTGAAGAGTGTGTTGAGGCTACATTGAGACTAATGAGACAAGATAAATTTAATGGACCGGTAAATATTGGATCAGAAGAGATGGTAACTATCAACGAGTTAGCTCAAATTGCAATTAATCTCTCAGGTAAAGATATTAAAATTAAAAATATCGATGGTCAAGAGTTTATTGATAAGTATGGTTTTAAGTGTCCTTTAGGAGTAAGAGGTAGAAATTCTGATAATAAGCTTTATAGAGAAAAGATAGGTTGGGAGTCAACAGCAACTTTAAAAGAAGGAATGACCAAAACATATAAGTGGATTAGCGAACAGTTAAATGGATAAAATAAAACAAGAAATATTTAAAAAGGTAGAAGAATATTTTAAGTCTAAGAAAAGCGAACCGGGTCAAAAAATTGGTGTCGCTTATCCATGCTTTGATCATAAAGAAGTTAATCAAGCCTTAGACTCTCTTCTCGATGTATGGATATCACAAGGTCCAAAAGTAAAACAATTTGAAAAAGAGTATGCTGAATATATAGGAACAAAATATGGTTTAGGTTGTAACTCTGGCTCCTCTGCTAATTTATTAGCTCTAACAGCATTACTAAAAGCAGGATTATTAACTCCCGGTGACGAAGTAATACTACCAGCAGCTACATTCACAACTGTAATGTCACCCATTTTACAGACAGGACTTGTGCCTGTTTTTGTAGATGTAGAAATGGAAACTTACAATAATGATCCAGCAGCAATAGAAAAAGCAATTACAGATAAAACAAAACTTATTATGGTAGTTCATTCACTTGGATGCCCTTGCAACATGGAAGAAATAATGAGAATATCTGAGCAATACAATATTCCTGTTCTAGAAGATTGTTGTGAAGCTCATGGAGCCTCAATAAACGGTAAACGAGTAGGCAGTTTTGGTCTTATATCTACTTTTAGTTTTTTTGTTGCACATAATATGACTACCGGTGAGGGTGGTATGATTATGACTAATGATGAAAATTTATATGATATATTATGCTCTGTTCGTGAATTTGGTAGATTAACTAAGTATGAAGAAAATCAGCCTAGATTTTATTATAAAGATAAACATTTAAAAGAATACGACGAAAGGTACGTATTTACAAATATTGGTTATAACTTAAGAATGACTGATATTGCTGCATCATTAGGAATTGAGCAATTAAAAAAGCTTGATGCATTTAATGATAAACGAGTAGAAATTGCGCAATCATATACTGATAAACTTTCTATCTATAACAAATGGTTAATTTTACCTTCTGTGCCCGGTGGTTATTTTAATTCATTTTATGGTTACCCTATCGTAATTAAAGACGGTGCACCATTTTCTAGAAAAGAGTTAGTAAATCATTTAGAAGAAAATAATATTGAAACTAGAGCTTTTATGGCTGGGGATTTATCCAGGCAACCTGCATACGTAGATACTAATTGGAAGATGCCCTTCGATATGCCTAATACAAAAACTTTACTTAATAATGCATTCTTTATAGGGTGTCATCCTTTTGTTACCTCAAATCAAGAAGAAATAATTATAAATTCATTTAATGAATTTATGCTAAAGGTAGAAAAAAATATTTAAATGAGTTATAGTGTCGGTGTTATTGGTATAGGTATCGTAGGAGAAGCCGTTAAGTATGGTATGGAGAAGCTTGGTCATCAAGTTACACCGCACGATATTAGATATGATACAAAAATAGAAGATGTTTTAAGCACAGATATTTGTTTTATTTGTGTACCAACACCGTCAAGAGATAATCTCCAATGTGATACTTCTATCGTTGAAAGTGTTGTAGGTGAGTTATGTGAGCTAAATTATAGTGGTATAATTGCGATTAAATCAACAATACCACCTACTACTACAGAGAAATTACAAATAAAATATAGTAATGATGCTATTTGCTTTGTGCCAGAATTTTTACGAGAGCGTTGCGCGATTGCAGATTTTACCGAAAATCATGACATTTGTATAATTGGTTCTTGTGATAAAAATATATGCAAATTAATAGAGTGTTTACATGGTAAATACCCGAGACAGTTTAAATACCTAACGCCTACGGAAGCTGAATTTGTAAAGTACTTTAACAACATTTACAATGCTAATTTAATTATTTTAGCGAATAATTTTTACCAAGTGTGTAAAGCATTAGATATCGATTATAATGCAGTAAAAGATACTATTGTGTGCCGCGACCATATTAATGATGTTTATCTAGATTGTAATGAAAATTTTAGAGGGTATGCCGGAGCATGTCTACCAAAAGATGTAAAAGCATTTGTACATCTCGTAGAGGAGCTAAATATTGAAGCTGGTATTTTTAAATTTTTAGATGAAGAAAATAAAAAATATAAACCAACTGTCTTCCCAGGAATGCGCGATGACTAAAATATTAATAACAGGTGGAGCAGGATTTGTAGGTTATCACTTAGCCTTAAAAGAGGCTAATCTCGGAAACGAGGTAACAATTATAGATAGCTTTGAAAGACCAAATGAAGATCCGGAATTTCAAGCATTAGTAGAACATGAAAATGTTAGGTTTTTACAAAAAGACGTATCGGAAGAAAACACGTTTAAGGTGTATCTACCGTTAGATCATTACGACGTTGTCTATCATTTAGCGGCTTTAAATGGTACATCTAATTTTTACAACTACCCGGCTAAAGTATTAAAGATAGGGTGTCTCTCAACGATCTATTTACTAGATTGGGTAGCTAGACATAAAAAGGGAAAAAGACCGAAGGTAATTTATACTAGTAGCTCTGAAGCATACGCTGGTACTGCTAATATACAAGGTGAAAATTTTCCAATACCAACACCAGAAGATGTACCTTTAACTATCGACGATGTACGTAACGTAAGATGGAGTTACGGAGCTAGTAAATTAGTAGGTGAAGTTGCTTTCTTTTGTTATTCAAAAATGTATGATATTACTGATTTTAATATTATTAGATTGCATAATATATACGGACCGAGAATGGGATTTGAACATGTTATAAGTCAATTTATTAAGAGGTTTATAGACGGGGAAAGACCTTTTAAGATTATGGGAAGCGATCAAACTAGGTCTTTTTGTTTTATTGACGATGTGTTAGAGGCCTTTGAGAAGATTACACAATCAAATATACAGGGTGAAATTATACATGTTGGTAATGATAAAGAAGAAATATTAATTGCTGATTTAGCAAAAATTGTATTTGATATTGGTCAAGAGACGTATAATTTTAATGAGCAGCCTGCACCAGCTGGTAGCGTAGGACGTCGTTGTCCAAATATTGATAAACTCAAATCTTTAGGTATAAAAGATCAACTTGATCTCCGTAAAGGTATTGAAAAAACATTTAAATGGTATAAAAATAAATTATGAAAAAGAGAGCATTAGTAACAGGCGGGGCCGGATTTATTGGGTCAAATTTAGTTGATCAGCTTATTGCTGACGGGTATGAAGTAGCGATAATTGATAATGAAAGCTCTACAGTAAATGCAGAGTTTTATTGGAATGATAAAGCTGAAAAACATCTTATAAATATAACAGATCAAAGAGAATGTAGTAAGATTTTTTCTAAATTTAAACCGGATTATGTATTTCATTTGGCTGCTCATTCGAGGATACCGGTAGCAATTAAAAATCCTATTCAATCTTGCGATGTTAATGTAGTTGGTACATGTAATATGTTACAACAAAGCAGAGAGCATGGTGTAAAGAGATTTATGTTTTCATCAACATCTTCTGTTTACGGACTTGCAAATGAATGCCCATTAAAAGAAGACATGCCCCGAGACTGTCTAAATCCCTACTCTGTATCAAAAGCTGCAGCAGAAGAGCTATGTAAAATGTATTATAATCTATTTGATCTTGAAACAGTTATTTTTAGATACTTTAATGTATATGGTGAGCGTCAACCTTTAAAAGGTCAATATGCACCTCTGATTGGTATTTTTCAGAAACAAAAAGAAGCCGGTCTACCAATGACAGTTGTTGGTGATGGTGAACAGCGAAGAGATTTTACATACGTTAAGGATATTGTAAAAGCTAATATACTAGCTGCAGAAAGTGATAATGTAGATATTATAGGAGAAATATTCAATGTGGGTTCTGGTGTAAATCATAGTGTACTCGACGTAGCAAATATTATTGAAGGTGAAACTGAGTTTATTCCTGATAGACCAGGTGAAGCTAGAGAGACATTAGCTGATTTAACAAAGAGTAGAGAACTTCTTGGTTACGAGCCGAGCGTTAAATTAGAAGATTGGATTAAGTCTTATGAAGCTTAAGGTAGGTATTGTAGGACACGGATTTGTCGGTAAAGCGGTTGATTACGGCTTTTCAAATAACGTTAAAAAGAAACTAATAGATCCAAACTATAATACTACATGTGAAGATTTGTTAACTTTTGCACCGGATGTTGTTTTTATATGTGCGCCTACCCCTATGGGTAATGATGGTAGTATCGACGCATCAATAGTCGAACAGTGTTGTACTGAAGTAAGTGAGTATACTAGTGCATTAATTGTTCTCAAGTCAACAGTAACACCAGATATTGCAGGTAGGTTGTCAGATAAATTTAAAGACTTTGTTTATAATCCTGAATTCTTAACTGAAAAGAACGCTAATGAAGATTTTGTGAATCAGTTTATGCTTGTATTAGGTGGTACCGGACATAACACAGTAGAGCTTTTAGAATTATATAACGAATATAGTATATGTCGCCCATGTCCAGTTTTTCATATGTCAGCTACTGAAGCTGCATTTGTAAAATATAGCATTAATACCTTTTTAGCTACGAAAGTAACATTTTTTAATCAATTGTATGATATAGCAAAAGATCATAATGCTAACTATAATGCAATTATAAGTGCTGTAGGATCCGATCCACGTATTACACACTCACATACTACAGTACCAGGATTTGATAATAAACGAGGTTACGGAGGCGCGTGTTTTCCAAAAGATACTGCTGCATTTAATGCTTTTGCGAAACATTTTTCTATTCTAACTGAAGCTATTAAGGTTAATAATGAGTACAGAAAGGATTATGAACTCGATGAAAGAGAAAAGGAGCAAAATGTTCATTATAAACCTGTCTAATATTGGATAAAAGGAACTACACTGTTAAATAGTCTTATGGCAATGGCATCAATAGATAATTTAGCACCTACTAGAAGTTTGATTGATTTATCAGCTCCGGATAAAGGTGATTTTGGTTTAACCGACTATGATTTAACATTTCTTTTTGACGATATTTTATTAATCGAATATGTAGATCTATCAGAAATGGTACCAGATGGTCAAGAAGCAATTGAACGAAACGGTATTTTAATTCCAACAAATCAAATTACTATGGCATGGCGAAAAGGTAGAGTTATCCTAGCAGGACCAGATGCAAAATTTGCCAAGGAAGGTGACATTGTTCTCTTTCCGAATAATATGGGTGTTACTATTTCTGGCGTCTCTGTACCAGGTAAGGGGTCGGTAGATAAGGGCATCTTTTTGAACGAAGAAAGAATGTTCGGTATCTGTAAAGAAAAAGATGATAATACAAAAAGCAGCTCTTGACGCTCTTTTATTAGACAATGTTTGTGAAATAAGATTTGCTCGTAGAATAATTAAACCTGGTCAAGCTCCTACGAGAAGAATGCTTTGCACAAAATCACTATCTCTACTAAATTCGGTTAATGGTAGGATTTCTTTAAATTATTTTCCACCAAAAGGACCGCCTAAAGCTTACCTTGGTCCAGATAGGTTAGCTGTTGCGTGGGATATAATAATGCAGGATTATAGAAATATAAACACCTTGCAGTGTGATTTGATACAGCAAATACCTGCTAACGATGATTTTTGGGTATATTTTAACGAGAATATATACCCCATGTCCCCAGGACAAAAATTTAATTTTATGAATTCATGAATGTAAGTTTAGAAAAAGTAACAGATTTTTTAAAGCCATTTTTATTGCAAGAAATAGTAATAAGAACAGATAAAAAAATATTAAAAAGAGGTAAGCTTAAAATTTTTCAGATTAAGCAATACTATATTAATTTAACTTTAGAATTTAATAATTCAGTTAAATCTTATGAAATACCTTACCCGTTTAAAATGTACCATGAAGAAGATAGGGGTATTTTAAATTATCATTTAAGCTCCTTTATACCTAATTCTCAATTAACTATGGTAAAGTTTTTAGATAGTTCATCAAAATCAAAACTATACAACAATCTTGTCTATATATTGCCTTCTGAAAAAGCTATAGTATAATAAAGTGTGTTAGGCGGTTTATTAAAAAGCTTTCCGGAGGAATATACTCCAAACTCTGCGCAAGTAAAGTTACTAAAAAATATTGATCAAGCTTTTGAGGATGGTTATAAGTTTGTAGTGTGTAATGCTCCTACTGGTTCAGGTAAGAGTTTTATATCTAAGACACTTGCAAATTCTTCAGAAGAACCGTCAGAAAACTTTAAGGATCTGATAACTTCATATACTGCTTTTAAAATAGATCAAACAGGTTCGTATACCCATGAAGACGAATGTGAAGATGAACAAGCTGCTGGTACTTTTGCTCTTACAATAACTAAAGCGTTACAAGATCAATATAAAGATTTATTTAATGACACTGCAATATTAAAAGGTAAGAGTAATTATATTAGTACAATTGATTCTAATATTGATGTAGAGCTAGAGTCTTTAATTATGCCTAAAAGCATATTAGAAGATCATAGAAGACGTCATAAATGTCCATATCATAATGATCGTAGAGATGCACTTATTAATAAGTTTGCTGCGCTAAATTATAATATGTTCTTTTCTCTACCTAATCATGTAAAGAAAAAACAATATTTAGTATGTGATGAAGCTGCAGAGCTAGAAGATCAATTAGTTAAAGAGTTTTCATGCGATATTAATTTTGAAATATTAAAGAGAATGGATATTGTAGTTCGACCTTTCTATTCTAAGAATAATGCAAATGTTGTAAAATGGATTAACAATCTTTTGCTTGATCTAAGCGATAAGATAGATCAATTACGTGATACAATTAGTAATACTAACAATAAAAAGTTTATAGTTGAAACGCGTCGTCAAATTGTTAGTATGAGAAACTTACATTCGAAGCTTTCATTAATTATTGATACGTGGAGTGAGAGTGAATATCTTTTTGAAACAAACAAAGAAGGAATTAACTTTATGCCACTTAAGGTAAACAATCTTTCTAATCATCTTTTCAGATATGCTGATAAAGTAATATTGATGTCTGCAACTATTATTGATCCTGTCAATTTTTGTAAAGCGTTAGGTATTGATAAATTTAAATATGTTGAAGCTGAGTCGTCATTTGATGCTAAAAAAGCACCGATTTATTGTAATACAAAAATTAAGCTCAACTATCATAACTTAAAGCGAAGCTTACCAAAAATTATAAAGCAGGTAGAAGGTATTTGCGAGCATCATAAAAACGATAAAGGTATTATTCACACTCATAATAATACCATTACGTCTTTCTTACAGAAAAAATTATTTAACGAAAGATTTTTATTTAGAGAGCCAGGTGTTCGTAATGAAGAGATTTTAGATACACATCTAAGTAGCAATAAACCGACGATTTTAATATCTCCTTCTATGTCTCATGGGGTTGATTTAAAGGATGATTTAGCGAGATTTCAAATTATTATAAAAGCGCCTTACCTACCAACTAAAGATAAGAGAATAGAAAGATTAATGAAAGATGATTTTAATTGGTATTCTAATAAAATGTTATGTTCAGTAATTCAATCTTGTGGTCGAGGGGTACGCTCTAAAAAAGACCATTGTACTACGTATATTTTAGATGGAGCTGTTGTAGAGAGTGTTGTAAATAATAAGCATAAATTACCAAAATATTTCATTGACAGGTTTCTGTAATAAATATATAAGTACGCATGAAGAACCGAGCGTTTCATTTTGAAATTAAAGACTTACTAACACAGTTTATAGCTGCGTTTGATGATACTGTTATCAGTAGATTTAATAAAGATAGAAATCCTGCAAGTGATATTGAAGTCCGTTATGTATTTGCTCCTAAGCAACGGGTAATGTATGATATTATAAACAAGGCACAGAACATAACATTGCCTGTTGTAGCTGTTAACTTAACAGGTATATCAAGAGATAATGATAGAGTATTTAATAAATTAGCTCCATCATATGTACCGGCACAAAAAATAGAAAATCCAAAATCTGCTTCGAAGTTTTTAATGCCTGTCCCGGTTAATTTAGAAGTTAGTATGTCAATTCTTGCAAGATATATGCAAGACGTGGATCAAATTGTATCAAACTTTGTACCATATAATAATCCGTATATTATACTTACCTGGGAGGTGCCAGCTGATTTTGGAGCGCAATACCCGCAAGAGATAAGAAGTGAAGTATTATGGAGTGGTGATTTAGCCTATACAACACCAACAGATACAACCTATAATGATAAATTTAGAGTAGTTGTTGATACGTCTTTTACAATTAAAGGGTGGTTATTCCCAGAAGAAAAAAGTACACAAGGTAGTGTTTATAAAGTTGATAGTAATTTTATTGCTGTTGACTTAGCAAACAAAATTTATTCGCCTCTAGATCCAACCATACCTGTACAAGATAACACATATCAACAATTAGGTTATCCAAGTCTTTCTGGGTTTAATGATAGTGTACCAACAAACTATACAGAAACAATAACCGTCTCAGGTATACCAGAGTTTACTAATATTTTTTATTCAACAACAGGAACTTATTTTCCACTTAACAACTACCCGCAAGGAACTGTTACAAATATTTTATCATGTACAAATCCGAGTAGTACAAATAATAACTTTATTCTTTATGGTAAAAGATTAGATGCAAATAATAAGTTTTATTTAAGTTCTTACGTTGATAACTTCTTTACGAATTTTACAGCGATAACTTCAGCTAAGAATCCAACTATTAGTGGATATGAACTTAGTGAAAATTTCTATAAGGTTGTCAATGATAATGTAGTCAATTTCTTTTTTCCTTTATCTTCTCTCAGCGCTGCCAAGGCTGGTGAGTTTACAATCGTTACTGGTAATGAAGCTGGGTGGGCAACTTCCTACCAAGCCAGTAGCTCTATCCTTAAATTAACATAAATATATATAAATGCCTGGATCCGGATCATCAACAAGCTCAGACCAAAATCGCTCTTATGTGACTAATGACGGTCGTGCATCAACTTTTGGAAGAAGTCTTATACAGTACATTCAAAATAGGTTACCATATGCTACAGATGGCCGTGGTGAAAATGATGCATTAAATCCGAAGTATAAAGTTTTTCAGAAAGCAGGAATGCGAAGAGCTGAAGCTTTAGCTAAAGCTTCTATTTCCTCTTCTAACCCTTATAATAATATACCTATAGGTGATTTTGCTAAAGACTCATCCTTTGGTGATGTCATGTATGCTAACATACAAGACGATAAAGCTGGGAGACTTCGCGATTATAGAATAATGGCAGCTTATTCTGAGATCTCAGATGCGTTAGATGAAATTTGCGATGAAATGATTAACCCTGATGAGACTGGGTGGATTACAAGCTTACACTATAAAGACATTGATTTAACGATAGATGAAAAAGCTGAAGTAGAAAAACAATTTCATAGGTATGTTGAATATTACGATCTTAAAAATAAAGGTTGGCAATATTTTCGACAAATGATGGTTGAGGGAGAGGTTTTCTTTGAGCAGATAATTCACGAAGGTTACGTTAAAGACGGGGTACTCGGTGTTATTAATCTGCCAGCTGAAATTATAGATCCAGTATACAATAATATACAAAATATGCTTGTTAAGGGGTATATATACAGAAAGCCAATTTTTAGTCCATCACAACCTCAAAAAGTAGAAAAGGTTGAATTTATACCAATGGATCAAAACCAGATTATGTATGTTAATTCTGGTGTATATAACGAAACAAAGAACTTTATTATACCTTTCTTGGAGAATGCAAGACGCCCTTATAGGCAGCTATCATTGATTGAAGATGCAATTGTTATCTATCGCTTAGTTAGAGCGCCAGAAAGATTAGTCTTTAACGTTGATGTTGGTAATATGCCACCGCCTAAAGCTGAAGCATATCTTAAAAAATTAATTCAACAATATTGGTCTAGAAAAACGTTTGATGTAGATCAAAATGATGTTGTTAAAAAGTTTAACCCTCAATCTATGCTTGATGCATTTTGGTTTGCCAAGAGACAAGGTTCAGAGGGGACTGACGTTAGACAATTAGCCGGTGGTCAAAATTTAGGCGAGTTATCTGACTTAATGTATTTTATTAAGAAACTCTATAGAGCTCTTAAAGTACCGACAGCGAGATTAGATCCACAGGATCAAGTTGAAGCTTCTGGAACATCAATATTGAGAGAAGAACTTAAGTTTGCTCGTTTTGTAATAAGACAACAGCAAAGGTTTGCAGCTGGTCTTAAAAAAGGATTTATTACCCACCTGACATTAATGGGTATTTTTGAAAAATTAGAACTCAATGAACAAAATTTAGAGATTGAGTTTAATGTACCTACTAATTTTTATGAGCTTAGAGAAAATCAAAGACTTGAACTTAAGTCTGGAAACTATACTAACTTAGCTGGTAATGAGTTTGTATCTGCAACATACGCGCAGAAAAAATATCTTGGGTGGAAAGATAAGGATATTCTAGCTAACAGGGAATTCTTAAGAAAAGATGCTGAACTGCAGTGGGAGTTAGCTCAAATTACTGCTGCAGGACCTGCATGGAAAGAACAAGCACTAGCAGGTGAATTAGCTGAAGGTGATGCAGCTGCTGTCGGTGGTGAAGGAGCTGGTGTAGGCGGTGGAGGTGGAGCTATACCAGAGTTTGGAGGAGGCCCGGCTGATACCGGTGAAGCCGATACAGAGGAAGTCGCAGAAACTGAAGTTGAAGTAGAAGAGCCGGCTGTAGTTTAACGAGCAGGATTACTACTAAAGAACTGAGCTCTATAGTAAATTGGACCTGTTGATGCTGCAAATGCAGATACCTCATTGACGTTTGTCAACCCTCTAAAAGTAAATTGATCATTATCTGCTAATACAAACCCTTGGGAACCTCTAGCTCCTTGTGGTGATCCAGAGGCAAATGGTCCAAAATTTTGATCCCAAATAGTTAAATTACCACCGGTTTTATTTACTATAATAACTTCAGAACAGGGTTGCCCAGCCCCCATACCACCGAGATCGGTACTTGAAAGACATGTTAGAGTAGTAGCAGCTAATCGCATGCTATATGATCTGCACTGATTTATATTAAAATATTCACTTCCAGTATTCTTCGTTGGTGTCGCCATATATTTATTTATGCCTGAATAAATAATTTTATGGCACTTGCATGCAATATTAAACCGCTTTCTGCATTTTTATCAACAAATTTAAATAGCAAAATTAAAACATACGATCAACTGGGTGATAGAATTAAGAGATCTCTAGGTTATCCTTTAATAAGTTTAGAGATTCATACCGATCAACTTAGACAAAACGTTCAGATAGCAGTTGAATACTTTACAAAATACGCTGGTTATACAAGAGAGTATTTAATATTCGATTCTGACATGTATGAAACTAATAAAGGTATTAGATTAGATTTTCTTTATACTTTAGCTAATACAGATTTAGATACAAAAGTAAAACAAGTAGCAGGTACGAATCCATTAGGACCGGGTCCAGAGTTTTATGGATCACAACCACCAAACTTATTAAGCGGTGCTAAAGGAGCCTTAAGCGGAACTCAGCTAGCAACCGGTACAGGTAACCCACAGACAAATCTACCTTCTGTATATGTAGCAATGTCGTCTTTGAGTGCAACAAACTTTGTTGGGCCACCTCACGGTGGGGGAATTAACTCACTATCATCATTGTTTGCTTCTGTAACAGCCGGGTCTACTGCAAATCCATCAGCTTTAGGTGCAGGTATAGAAGCATTTCAAGTGTTTGATACTTCACTTTACCGGGATATAACTTCATTTAAACCAGGTCTTAGTGCTTTCTTTAAAGCTTCACCTCCTCAAACTATAACATTTCAGGGTGAAGAGACTAACGCTCTTTACTATCAAAATGTATTTGATTACGATGTAATGGAATATAGAAAGGTAGTAGATGTTATTGACTTTGAAGAGGGATCAACAACCGGTATTAATACACTATTTACTTTAGAACAAACACTAGCACAACAAACATATTTTAGTTATGCAATGGGTAACTATGGCTTTGATTTAGTATCTTGGTATACACTAAAAGAATGGATAGACACAAGAGAAAAGTTATTAGCAATTCGAAGAGATATAAAATTCGATCCCAGGACACAATATATGCAGATGTATCCACAGCCAGGTGGAGATAGATTTTATGGAGTTCTTGGATGTTATCTCGAAAAACCTATAAGAGACGTTATTATGGAGCAATGGGTGTATGAATACGCTCTTGCGTTAAGTATGATAACTATAGGACGCGTTAGAGGTAAGTTTGGTAGCGTACAATTACTTGGTGGTGGTGCATTGAACTACGATATGCTTCAAGAGGGCCTAGATAAAAAATCTGAACTTGAAAATAAATTATTAGAAGGCGCATCACCTGGGTTTGGGGATACAGAACCACCAATGTTCTTTGTAGGATGAGAAAAAAGTGGCGACAAGGCATCTTTACTCCAACTAATTCTGAAAAATTTATTGGTTCAAAAGCAGTATATAGATCAGGATTAGAGTTAAAGTTCTTTAGATTTTGCGATACAAGTCCAAACGTCCTAAAATGGGGCAGTGAAAACGTTATTGTTCCTTATAAAAGTCCTCTAGACAATAGAGTACATAAGTATTATGTAGATAATTTTGTCTCTATAAAGGAAGGTAATGAGGTAATAAATTATCTTGTTGAAATAAAACCATCTAAACAGACAAAACCACCTCAAACAAAGTATAGAAAGAAGCAGCATTTGATATACGAACAAAAAATGTATATAACAAATCAAGCAAAGTGGAAAGCAGCTCGGGAATATTGTAAAAAATCTGGGTTTACCTTCATAATTATTACAGAAAAGGAGCTTTATCGTAAGGGGTGACTAAATAATAATATGGCATTAAAACTTAACTTGGTTGTTGAAAAACCTGATGTAAATGATGAGTTCGAATACATTGAAGAAGAAGTAGATAGAAACTCGCCTTCAAATTTATTTATAAAAGGCCCATATATGATGGCAGAGGGTGTCAATAGAAACAACCGGATGTATCCATTAAAAGAATTAGAAAGAGAAACTGCGCGTTATATGGAAGAAATGGTAACACCAGGCAGGGCGATGGGTGAGTTAAACCATCCAACTACAGCAGATGTTGACCTTGAAAGAGCCTGTCACATTGTAACAGAGCTAACTCAAGATGGAAATGTTTTTTATGGTAAATCAAAAGTTTTAACAACACCATGTGGTCAGATAGTTAGGGCTTTAATTAACGATGGTGTAAAAGTTGGTATGTCTTCTCGTGCTTTAGGTACACTTGAAGAAAGCAGCGATCATAGTACAGTAAAAAACATGAAACTAGTAGCTATTGACTGCGTAGCAGACCCGTCATATCCAAAAGCTTTTGTTAATGGTATCTTAGAATCAAAGCAATGGGTTGTTGTTGGTGATGATAAATACGAGGAAGTATATGAAAATTTCGAAAAATCACTAAAAAGATTACCTAAAAAGGATGTAGATACCTTTTTACGTGATAGAATTCTTAGCTTTATTAGATCAATTTAATAAATAATATTATGGGCAAAGAAAAATTAAAGATTATTAAGGTCATTGAGCATATTTCTAAGAAAAATTATGCCCAGGCACATAAATATTTAAAGAGCGTTGTCGAGGATAAAATTACAAAAAGAATCGACCGCGCAACAGAAAAACCACTCTTTTAAACATGAAGAAATCAGAAGCATTACCAGAACAGGCAGCAGGAGTTTTAACAGAAGACTCTGTTAAGGAAATAGAAACTGCTATCGAAGAAAAAATTCAATTATCAGTTGAAGCTGCTTTAACGAATCAAGATGAGCTTTATGCTGAAAAACTTGAAGAGTTAGTCGGTGCAATTGATAAAGACCATACAGACAAGCTTAAAAGAGTTGTTGAAGCTGTTGATCATAATAACGCTAATAAACTTATTACTGTTGTAAAGCGTTATGAGGGCGAACTTAATGGAAGAGCCAATAAGTTTAAATCTACTTTAGTTGAAAGTATATCAGATTATTTAGAAGAGTATATTGATGAAGCTATTCCAGCTCAAGCTATTGAAGAAGCAACTAAGAATAGAACATCTCGTGAAGTTCTTGCTAACTTAAGAAAGGTTCTTGCTGTTGATTCTTCCCTTATGTCTGAGTCAGTTAAAGAAGCTGTTGTAGATGGTAAATCACAAATTGATCATCTAGCGCAAAAAGTTGCAAAGCTTGAGAGAGAAAACGGACTTCTTAAAGAAGCTTATACCAAAACCAAAGCTGATTTATTGTTAGAGTCTAAAACTTCACACTTAACTGGTAAGAAGAAGGAGTATATGTTACGTATTCTATGTGATAAATCACCTAAGTTTATTGAAGAAAATTTCGAATACACTGAGAGACTTTTTGATAAAAAAGAAAAAGAAAGACTTAGTGTTATTAAAGAGGAGGCATTCGTACAGCGTAAGGTCAAAGCTGATGCCCCACAACCAAAACTTTCAGAGAAGAAAAAAGAGCCTGCTAACCCTTACTTACAAGAGTTAAAAAGAACTCACAAATAATTTCAACCCTGAACAATGAGGTGCTTGTCACCTGAGTAACTTGGGACTAGATCCCATGAGGTAAAATGAAAGGAAACGTCTAATGAATAAACCACAATCATTTATTGATAGAGATAGAGCAGATTCACTTCTTGAGAA